TTCGCCGGCGTTCCGGGCATACCCTATCATATAAAATTGGTTTTTGTCAACCCCGTAATTTTTTGCGCCCCGGCTTGACATTGGTTGATCTCTCTGCTATGGGCCGGCGTCCCACGCCCTTATCACATACATTCAAATAGTGCAAGTAAGCCTTATTTAGAACACCCGTGCCACAACAAAAAACCCCCCTGCCATAGGCAAGGGGGTTTATTTGTGTGTGCTCACACATGCACCGTTATTTAGCACATGTGAGTTAGTAGCGTTCAAGGCTTGACTTGTGAGCTTTCCCGCGCGCGTAGCTTTCTTGTGTGGTACGCAGTTCTCCACTACCTTGTGTGCCTGCCACCCATGCCACCCACTTACTCACATCTTGCTCAATGGCCTTGTGTCGCGTCCTACGGGCCGAATATGTGCCCTTGGTACCTGTGTAGCCGATAGCCCTTTTGAGGCGCTTAGAGCCGCTCACAGCGCTGCACCCAGCCACATGGCACACACCACAGATACAGCCGATAGGGACAACAGGCAAACAAGCACTGTAAGGCGCGTGGCCACGTCTAGCGGGTGCATGGTGCGGGACAGTGCCGCTATGCCCAGCGGTCGGCCAGTGTAGGCGTGGCAGTACACACAACCACTCACTATCTCGCCGGTCTCTATATCAGCCGCATATCCATGGCCGCGCTTTGCGCAACGCTTTTGTGCTTTGGTCAACATCGTGTTACCGCGCTTTCTGTATTGAGAGGATTCGTTCTACAAAGTTCGTATTCTCAAACTTGCGTACTTTGACACTCAAAGCTTTGTGTGCTTTGAGCATGGAGGGTAGTGCAGTAGGCACACCCCGCAGATAATAAGCCTGCCCATCTATGCCCCACATAATCCATACGCCGGGCATGTTGGCAGAACGCTTGACCTCAGTAGTAGTAACCGTGGCCTCTAGCCTGTACGGCTCTAGTAGCCGGGTCACGGCATTTCCGTAATGGTCTGTGTAGCACCCCGGTAGTAGAGCTTATGCGCCAGTACGGGCCTTATCTCCCGGCTGTGCTGTTGGAAACCTCCGGGAACACCGACAAGGTTGGCCTGCCACTCAGCGGCCCGCTGTATGTCGTCCCATGTTGTGGCGTTGTCTGCCCTCAGGAACGTTGTAAGCCGTCGCCTGCCCTGTTTGTGAGCTATCTCTATCTTGACTCTGGGACCGCTGTTTTTCACTTTTCTCTCCCTTGAAATATTCACTTTTCAGTGAGTGATTATGTAGATCGTAATGTGTTGTCCTAGTAAGCCATATCCTTCAAAAAGTTAACTTTCTTAGGAATACGGCTTACTAGGACTTCACATTCTTACAATGCAATGTGACCGTAAAAGCCACATCACTAAAACAACCCCTAGATTACAGGGAAGTCATATTGCTAAAGGTTCAACTTTCGTTGGAGGATGACCGTAAATCCGTTTTTCAAAAATCGGCCCCGTCTCCCTAAAATCTGATCTGTTTTTTAAATATTGTTTATATATTTGTGTAAGTAGGGATAGGTCATAGTCGAAAACAATGTTATAAAACCATATTCCAATGATTCCAGCCCACCATCACAACCGCATTCCTATAATTTCCACTATTTCACGGAAGAAATATTGACTCAGTCCGACCTCTCAGACCCGTTAGTCCCAGTCCGCAAAACACTCCACAAAACACTAGAACGGCACACGTGCCGTACTCATACGTTGGTGCTGTAACCCCGCTCGCAAGTTTTCCAACCGATCTTCCGCTGCTAACAACTCACGTTCCCACTCTGCTAGCGGTTCCTGATGAGTACCTAAGATACGCGCGTTTTCTTGCACACGTGCTGTAACGGCGCGGGTTGCCTCGCCGACCTCAGCAAGCGCGGTGCTGATGCCTAGCAAGCTTTTCTTCCACTGCTCAGTAGAGCGGCGGACCTGCTCAACACGGTAGCCGTCACAACTGTGATGACCGCAGTTACGGTGAAGCTGATCTAGTTGCTCCGGAGTTACGTCTTGATAACCCTCTACAGGGTCACTACGTTCATTAGGTTCTGTCATGCTGTCTCTCCTTTTCTGAGTTGCAACAGATGATTGTACGCCTTGCGTGCTGCTTTCTTAGCCTTGCTAGGCGTAGGCTCCCACCCACTAGGAATGAATCCTTTTGTGGAGAGTGTGCGCCCATCGGGACCGGCAACACTCCACAGATAGCCAACTCCACAGCGCTTTACTGTGATCTTCACAAGCTGTAAACGTCGTAGGTGGCGAGTTCGTATTGTTGCGCCTTAGCCCACAGAAATTCGTGCATGTCAATGCCGACCTCAACGAGTGCGGCACGGGCCGAGTTGGTATCAATCGGCTTGTCACGGTAAAGGCCCATGTCAACGACAGCAACCATTACGTCGTGATCGTACATGTTATCCGCCACGCTATTGGAGTTGATCTGATCCTCACCACGGGTTGAAATGCGCCGCTTGGCATCAAGCACACCATCGGTATCAATGGCGTTCTCAAAGTCGCTACGCCACGATGAGGCTATGTCAGTGAAGAAACGTTCCGCTTCATCAGTCTCCGCAGCTTCACCGCGTGGCACACTCACAAGGTCTGCCCACTCCCAACCGGCCTTTTCTTCGAGCCAGTTGTAAAAGTCCGACCATCGATCATTCATGTCCGGTTCATCGTCCTCGTAATCTTCTTCCGGGTCGTAGCCGTTTGCACATGCTTCGCACATTGTTTTTCACCTTTCGGTAATTGTTTGGTAGAGCTACCCGCGCCCACCTATTACTAGATAAACGCGGGTAGCATGATGCAACCTAGGACTATTGCCCACGCTCCATAAACTGCAAGCTTGCCGGGCATTAGTCTGCCGTTGCGTATTCCCGTATCTGGCAATTCGCCCGGGATATATCTGTCAGTGGTAAAACGGTCAAGGTCGATAGGCATTCACCCCTTTCTATGGGAGGGCTCACACCTAACTTTGTGAGCCCTCCCGGGTTATCGCCTAACGATTACTTACGAATACGTGGAGCTTTCCAGACCAGTTCCGCTTTCAGGTCATAGGTGTTCTCGCCGCTGCCGGTGTTCGGAATGGCAGGCAAGACGCGGTGTGCCTCTTGCTGCAAACGGTTGTAGAGGCTCAGGTTCGGCTCGATACCCTGTTCCTTGTTGCCGAACATGTTCGCCACAGCCTGATCCGGATCACCATCGGTGGCACCCATCAAGCGACGGAGTACCATGTATTCCTTGGTGGACACGTCCACGTTGAGAGTAATGGTTCCCTTGATGCGAAGCTCAGGGAGCGAGTGCCCGGCGCTTGCCAGTGCGACTGCCGTCTCAGAGCAATAGCCGTTGCTGTCAGCGTGTTTGAGCGCCTTGGAAACGGTGACCTTCGAGAGTGCGGCCAGCATTTCAGCCGTCTCACCGGAGGGCTGGGAAAGCAGGTACTCATTCCAGCTATCGCCCAGCTTGATATAGCGGGTGCTGCCCTCAGCAAGATCGCTGATGGAGACGACACTGTGACGGCCGTAGACCTTACCATCGTTGTCTACGCGCTTGATCTTCGCTTGTGTGTAGCTGTAGCCGGTGACCTGCCACATTTCGCCGTCTTGAATGCGCTCAAACAGCATTCCTTCCGGCATTACGTCCTTGGCAAGCCCGTAGGCAGTGTCGAACGCTTCTTTCGTGACGATCGACGCGCGGTTGAGGTGGTCAAGGGTAACGGTGTGCTCTCCCAGTTCCGTGTAATCAGCATCCGGGTTCGGGCCGTAGGAGAACAGTCGAATGCTGGCGGCATTTGCGGCCATGTCCACGGCCAGTACCTCAAACATTGCATTGCTTGTGTGAGGCCAACCATCGGTGGAGAGACGACGCATTTCACGCGGAAGGTGATCGTAGTAGACAGCGCCGAACATGCCGACCGAATTGCGCATTTTCTCTACTCGGAAGTAGTCATTGTACGATCCGGGCGCAGCTTCGAGAATGCGACGGGCGTCGTGCCATTCCCCATCGTGTCCACCGACTCCCAGTTCACCGCTGGACTGGCGAATGATTTCGTAACCGGAGAAGCGGCCATTGCACCATTCCCCATCACCGTAGGAACGGGCGTCATCCCGGTAGTTGTCAAGGACCATCCAGCGATCAAGCGTTTCATCGTCCGGGTTCGTTTCGTCGGCCACACGGATAGCCGGTGTGCTCCGTAGGCTACGCAGAGTCTCAACACTCAGCGGCTCACGGGATACAGCGGGAGCAACGGTTTCAGTTTCGACAGTTTCAACAGACATTATGGTTAGTCCTATTCATTAGGCGATTTTTGGATTGTGCTAATTGCACACTCCCAACACCCCCTATTCGACTATAGGGAGTATTGAGAGAATGGAATTAGAAGATCGAGCCACCGATGATTGCACCGACGACGCCAGCCGCTACAGCTACAGCCGCAGCAACCTTGTTGCTGAGTCCGCGCCACTTGGTAATGGTCTTGGTGACTGGCACGGCAGCAAGCGGGGTGTCTACAAACTTGGCCGGTGCCGGAGCAACAGCAACAGGCTTGTCGAGAGACAGAGGAGCGTCTACGGGCTTTGCTTCCTTCTCTGCCACCAGTTCGGCATAGACCGGGGTTTCCTCGGCCTCAGGGGCCGTGGCGGGAGTCTCAGCGACCTTGCCACCGTCACCGACGACAACAGAAGCAATGCCGACCGCAGCCAAGTGCTCGTTGGTGATCGTCTTGCCCTCAGTAGCGGCCAGCACTTCCCGGGCCGTGGCGATCAAGCCAAGCTGAGTTGCCGCGCTGGCCGAACGTACCTCGTGCCACCCCATGGCCTCCGCTTTCAGTTCTTCGAGCGAGTAGTCCGTGGTGTTGAAGTCGGCCACCGGAGCGTTGAGCACAGCCGAGTTGACAACAACGTCAAGGCCGTCCGGGCCTGCCGTGGTGAGTTCTTCCGGTGCATCTTCCGCCGTGACTCCGACAGAAACCTTGACGTGATCGATGCCGACCGAACGCAACAGGTCGGAACGAATTTCCTGATCCGTTGCAGCGTTCCAAGCGTTTCGCAACTCAGTTTCAAGCTGGATGCGAGTAGCAACCGGAGCGTGCGAAACCTCAGGGAAACCAAGTGCAAGCTGTACAGCTTCACGGAAAGTCGTTTCGTTGGTGTTGACAGAAGCAACTTCGTGGCCGGTGTAAGCAGAGACAACAGAGATAACGTTAGACATGGTGTGTAATCCTTTGTTAGGCGATTATTTGTTTTGTGCTAATTGCACATAGCAAATTGCAGTGGGGGAAACTGCAATTCACTAAATGTAATTAGAATCGAATTGTCATTCCTTCCCACAGCGTTATGAACGACTGGCCTAAGCCATTGCCTTGTGTCTTGGCATTCCAAGCGCAAAACGTTGCGTCCTCAACTTCACAGACTGGCAGGAACATCACAACTTGGAATGCTGTGATGCAGATAGTCATTACGGCAATTGCCAGAAGCAATGCCGCTGTCTTTGTACGGTTCACAGTATTAGCCTCTCACGTGGATTACTTCACGAATATCAGGATTGATTACTACCGGGCCGCTAGCCCGGTAGTGGGTGCGGCGGGGTTTACGAAATTTGCTGATGAGCTTACGCATTGCGCGGCTCGCTGGAGAACTCCGGCAGGAACTCGCACTCATCGTTCCAGACTTTCTCTCGCAACTCTTCAAACTGGGTTGCGGTTTCGTTCCAGCCGTTTTCTTTCAACTCACGGATGAGGCCGTTCAAAGCGTACAAATGTGGGTTGTGTGTTTGCTTTGCCATTTAGTCTCTCACTTTCATAGATGCCAATTAGGCATGGAAAGTCTCAGCTACGCCCATAGGATATGGGGGTCCAAGGGTAGTGTCTGAGACTAACCAAAACTAATAGGTTCGGTTTTTGACCACTTCCAGCATCCGAGTTGCTGACTGACTCAGACCGTTAGGCACGGACTCACACCGGGAATCTCGAATATCGGATTGTCCCCTATCGCTACCAACGGCGATACAAAACGTTACATGGCTGCATTCACTCCATGTTAGAGTCGCTAGGCATTGATGAATCCCTAGGTGCTTCTCTGATCTTCTCTATTTAGTTCTCAAACATCTAGTCGGTGCCACCGTCCCGCGTTTCCGGTCTCAATCTCTCCGGTGTTTCGTTCCCGTTGGCCTGACAAGAAAAACAATACGGGCTACGGCCATATTGCGCAAACACCAAACAAGAATGTTACGAAATATTACGTTCCCCCTTTTGCTAGGTTTTGCCGCCCGTGTGCTGTACAATCGCGCGCACCCACACCCATGTTTCGCGTTTATACGATCACGCGCGTGCGTATACAGCACACAAGCCGAACTGTCAAAAAACGGCTGTGAGCCGATCTGACGGCCTCTCACGGCCACATTGCTATAACCACCTAGGGGAGTCGCTGAAAGTCGCTTAGACGCGTTTTTCCGCATCGTGGTACACCTTTTGATGCCTATAAGTAAACTTTCACATGGTGGAATAGTGTTTCCATATTGTGGAATACGGCATCGCCGGCGTTTTACCGATAGCTAACTATCACTTATGAGCGCCGGCCACGTACAAAGACCAGTACAATGACAAACTCAACGATTGATAAGTCATATAGTTGAATTTTTCAAGTGTTGACAAAACGAGGAACGTGCAGGATAATCACGCGTGCGATCGTATTAGCTGGGAGCTTATACCACACCCTTTAGAAGCTATTGGCTTATTTGACAAAACGGCGAGTGTGCCTGATAATCGCGCGTGCGCCCGACTTGCACAGTGGCAGCAGACCCTATACACTGAGAGAGTCGCCGCAGGGGCGACCAAAACGAAAGGGCATTACGATGCATAACGTAAACGACTCGATCACCATTGAGACTCTGCTTTCCATGGTCGAAGCCAAGTTCCACTTGCCTTACGTCGCCAGCGCTACTCTGGTAGCTTGGAACGTTGAGACGGAAACGGCCGAGGTTCACATGTCCTTCACCCTCAACGGCAAGCACGACCCAGAACAGGACATGACGCTCTACGCACAAGCCGCGTTCTGTGGCGGCGAAATGGGCGCGGCGACGGCAGTTCACCCCTTCACCGCCCGGCAGGGCGAACGGTACTACGTGCCCGTTACAGCAAGCTAGGCCCTTTGTCAAGGTGGTAGCCAAAGTGAGAGCTGGCTACCACTTTCCGCATCGTGGAAGTCAAATTCCACATCGTGGAAACGCCGGCTAAGTGAGAGCCGACTCTCGATTTCCACATAGTGGAAATCCCGTTTGCCCCGGGGGCCTAAAGAACCCCTTTTGCCAAATTTCTGGGTTGGATTTTTGGAGAAAAAAATTTTTTTTTCGTAAAGAACCCCCTTGACAGAATTTCTGGATTGAAATATTGTGGTTCCAACAACACCGAACGAAAGGATTCATCATGAAGATCAAAAAGAAAGCCATGAACAAGATTCACAACGAAATGGTTCGACGTTTCAGCCCCTATTGGGACCGAAAGAACGTCCAGATGGAAGAGCTACGCGCTGATATGGAGTCCATTAGGCGTCAAATTGAAGAGCTGAAACAATTAGCAGAGCCTAAGGTTGTCGAAGAAGCACCAAAAAGCGCTGGTCGCCACGTAGCCAACCCTGAAATTCCGCTTGCTCCGGAGCTTCCAGAGGTTTGGGAAGCGCACTTCAAAATCTTTCATGGCCCAGCAGTAGCAACTGTTCCTGTTAGGTACACTTACGCTCTAAAGAACCTTGGCATCGAGTTCTCTGTAGCTGGCTCAGCTACTAACCCGAACACGGTACGAATCATGTTGCTTACAACGCGTTTCCCCGGTAAGGTAGACGCATTGCAGGAGCAAATGACTCGTCTTATGGGCAAGCCAGTCAAGGTATTTTGGAGGAAAGTACAATGAGCACACAGAGAACGTCCAGCCAAATCATGGCTGAGCACAACGCATTGTTGGACAAAAAGCTAACCGCTATCATGGACGCAACGCGTAACGCTCAGAACAAATACGACCCAGATTTGAAGAGGCTTATGGCTGAATTTGTTCTGGCTCGCGCCGCAGAAGTATTAGAGGACACCAAGAGGGGTACACCCCCTAACGAATATTCAAAACCAATTGACACCCCGACGTGTGCTATATAGAATTGGTTTGCACCCACACCCCATAACGAATTTAGGAGGACACCATGCCACCAGAGGAACAAACGGTAGAGCAAGCAATGGCACACCTGAACGAGGTCTACCGCTTGCAGGATGAAGCGATCGCGCAAGCTACGAGGGCCGTTGAGCGGCGTTTCCGCACGGTTATCAGAGAGGCACAAGAGTATGTGTCTGATGCCCAGCGACGGGCGCTCATAGATGCGGCATATACTGCTTTGGGTACCCACACGGAGAACATCAATGGCCTTTAGTCTCGGACAGCTCATGGTGATGAAGCAGCACTTGGAAGGGCAAGAGGCCCGGGAGAAGGCACACGCCCTCGCGGATATTCAAGCCAAGTACACCCAGTTGCATAACGATCTGAACCGGCGTATAGTCGAAGCAGCAAACAGCCAAACGAAGGAGTCAGAATGATTTTCACAAACCCAAAGCCGCTTTACGGCCAGCTCGAAGAACTTCTCCGCACACGAGGTCGTGGCGGCGCAGTGAAGGTGCAGGACGCAGCAGGGCTCATTGCCATGAAGGTCAACTTCAAGGCCAACAACACACTGGTAGGTCAGTGGCTCGAAGGCTGCTACGTGGTAGCCAGCTATGGCACACCCCTTCTCGTACTTACAAAACGAGGGGCAGTGGTCAACAAGACTGAGTATGGAGACACCACAACTCAGCATCAGGCGCTCGTTTGGGACGCCTTGACATTGCTTCCATTTGAGCCTAAGCTCGTTGAAGCAGAGAAATTCTGGGAAACCGTACGAGAGCAAGGAACAAAAAATGACTAAAGAAACACGAACTGACGTAAGCGAACAGATCAATAGCGTCCATGAGTTGAAGTCTGGGGACAAGGTTGTTGTGATCTACACCAAGGGCTTGCAGGTTGAGACTAAGTTGGCGTACACGTTTGGGTATGTTGACCGAGCAGCCAACATGATAAAAACGCAGGACCATGAAGACGTTATGGAGGCCAGCATGTTCAAGAAATTAGTATCTGGCTATGACGCCATGACTACTCACGTATGGCGTAAGCCACCTACGTTCCCTACACTGGCAGGCAGCATCATTCACGTCGAGTCTACAAAAGTTGACGGGGCACCTATCGGACGGTATCGTCGTAACAGGTCAGGCGCTTGGGTCAGCTTGGACAGCCGCGAAGTTGCACTATGGGCCAATCAAATTGACACGTGGTACAACGTAACCATCAACATTATCGAACCTAACTAAGGAGTACACCCTATGACACTTTCACTGAATGAGTACCAGAACGAAGCAATGCGAACCGCGATCTACCCGGAGGACCGGGGCTTGGAGTATACCGCTCTGGGCTTTTCCTCCGAGGTAGGCGAGCTGGCAGAGGCTTGGCTGAATGGTAAGGGCCGTGAGGGCACTATCAAGGTACTCTCTGAGGCTGGTGACAACTACTGGTACGTCTCAGCTATTGCACACTCGCTGGGCGAGACACTGGAAAGCGTGTTTGTCTTTGCTAATGTAAATGAGAACATTGATTACCTGCCGCTCGATGACCTGTTCTTGGAGCTGGCAGTACAGGCAGGCAACATTGCCGGTGCCGTAAAGAAAGCGATCCGTGACAACGGCGGTCAGTTGACTGAGGACAAGTACGACCTTGTAATGGACAGCCTTGCTAACTCGTTGAAGGTACTGGACAACATCGTTCTCCACTTTGGCGCTACCCCAGCGGGTGTGCAGGCAGCTAACCTTGATAAGCTCGCAGATCGTCAGCGTCGTAACGTGATTGGCGGATCAGGTGACAATCGGTAAGTACCGAATCCTGGACCTGTTCTGCTGCGCGGGAGGGGCCGCTATGGGCTACTCCCGCGCCGGGTTTGAGGTCTACGGGATCGACAACGACCCTAAGATGCTTAGGGACTATCCTTTCAGTGGGCGTCTTGACGACGTTCAGGACGCGCTTATGACCCACATCTACGGGATTAAGGATCGCCCACCCCTCCCACACTTCGATGCAGTCCACGCTAGCCCTCCCTGTCAGGCACACACGGCCTTGACAAAAGGCACCAACAAAGACACTCACAGCTATGTCGATCTGATTGATAGGACTCGTCACTGGTTGCAAAGGATCGGGAAACCCTATATCATCGAGAACGTAGAGCAGTCCACGGTACGCCCTGACTTGAAGCTCTGCGGAGAACAGTTTGGCCTGCGAGTATTGAAGCACCGCAACTTTGAGTTAGGCGGATTCACAGTACCGCAGCCAGTTCACATCAAGCACCGTGGCCGGGCAGCAGGTTGGCGACATGGCGAACGACCGGAAGAGCCTTACTACTTCTCTGTATATGGCACCGGAGGTTCGCGTGGCACTATAGAGCAGTGGCGCGAGGCAATGGAAATGCCATGGGCAGGAACCAAACGGCAGTTGTCAGAGGCGGTACCGCCAGTTTTCACCGAGTACATCGGGAAGCACCTGTTGACACACCTTGAAAATTTGTAGTAAGCTAATTACACACCGAACATTGGAGGAAAAGTATGAACTGGTTTGAAATCGTTTTGAATGGCGCTATCTTTGTAGCCCTTGTAGCAGGCGTCATTGCCGAGCGTAAGTGGACGAACAGGATCAACAAGCGTCTTGACGGCATGAACGTGAAGCTCAATAGCGTATCTCGCACGGCTAGTGATGCTAAGGTAAACTCATTGGACGCCCGGCGCGAAGCTCGACAGGTCAAGTACCTTGTGAATGAGCAGCAGGTAATCGTGGGAGGTAAGCTTCCTGACACTCCGCGCAACAGGGAATTGGTAGAGCGTCTGCGAACGGCAGCAGAGCGCGTGTCAGCCAAGCGGGCACACCCCGCTGGCAAGGGTATTGTGCAGACCACTGAATCCGGTGTATCGTTTGTACCTACGGAAGCAACCAAAGGAGTTAGCGAATGACAGCAGCATCAACCGCCTTGGAAAAGGCAATCAAGTTGCAGCGTGCGTGGGGCAGTCTTGCAGCAGACAAGCAAGCCGCTCAGCGAGCGCTAGAGGACGAGCACCGGCAGCGACGGTCTGACGTCAAGGAAGCACTGCACGAGGCTCTTAGGGACTTGTTCAGGCAGGGTATGACAGTGCCTCAGGTATCGAACCTGACTTCCAACACGAACTACTCACTGCTCTACAAGTTGAAGGCCGACAGCGGCGCACCGAAGCGAGCCACACCGTCTATCGCAATCCAAGAGATTGAGGACGAAATGGCAGAGCTGCCTGATGTTGAGTGGGAGTTCCACGACCACATCGGTGTGCATGGCTGGCTTCTCTCTGACGATCGTAAGTATGTCAAGTTCTACGGTCAGAAGGGCACCACTTTTGAGGGTGAGTGGGCTATCGTTGAGGTAGATGACGAAAGTCGCAACTTCATCGGGGGCAACCTCGAACTCAACAACGCAATCTCTCCGACAGAGTTTGCGAAGAAGGTCGCAATGTTGACAGGGCTGCTTGACGGCACGTACACTGGACCTACAAAGGTTATTGCAAACCCTTACACAGATTGATAGGAGGCCAACATGGCTAAATACACGGTTGTCTATGCACAGCTAGAGTACGAGGTAGGCACTGTTCCGCAGGAGCCAACCGCAGAAGTGGAAGCAGGCAGCCCATCTTTGGCTATGTTGGCTGCTCCGGAGAAGCCGGGATTTGTCCCTACCTACGTGATTATGGAGGAAGAATAATGACAGAGTTTCAGCCCGGTGACCGGGTAGCAATCAAGACTGACTACTACGACATAACAGATCCTAATTACAACTCAGGTGAAGGTTATGTGGTTCAGAGGGGGTGCGGCTCCAAGTGTACTTGTGGGGATTACTACGAAGTCCTGCACGATCTTGACGCCCGTAAAGACCTAACATGGGAAACTGTGGACGTCAGGTACACCACACCGTACGGCGCAGATGAGCTAACAAAGATCGACTAAGAGAAGGACCGGGTTGCTTACCCGGTCCTTTTCTTGTATGCTGATAAAGACAACAAAAGATAGGAGGAACCATGGAACCACTTGTACTTCGACCCAAGCAGCAAATCACCGTAGACGCTATCTTGAACGACGAGAGGCACCTGTCAGGCTCCCTTGGAGGCTTTGGAAAGACCTTGGTGGGCACTGAGGCGGTCTTGCGCTCCGGAGCAGCCGTGACCCTGATCGTATGCCCGTTGAAGGTCATCCGTAACTGGGACCGCGCGTTCAAGCAGCAGACTAGGGGTGAGCACCCCGGCATCAGGCAGATTTCCAGCACCAAGGCAGGTGTTGAGGCATTCACAGACATTCAGGCGGGTGTGCCAGGTGTCTACGCAGTAGGCTGGGAGTTCTTTCGCACGCTTCTGTGGCACCGAATCCGCATCGACTTCGCCATTGCTGACGAGTGCCACCGTGCAGCCAACTGGAAGTCCAAGCAGAGCGACAGCCTACACACGGTGCACGCTCAGTGGCGCGTAGCCTTCTCTGGTACTCCTGCTGGCAACAAGACTGAGGGGCTGTTCGGCACACTCCGCTGGCTATGGCCTGACCGTTACCCCCACTATTGGCCGTGGATTGGTAAGTTCTTCCACAAGGGTATGGAGACGCAGCGTACGCGTGGTGGAGGCTCTGTAAACCTCATGAAGGTTCTGGGGGAGAAGATGCCCGGCGCTGCTTGGGATGACATTCCAAGCAAGACTCGCTTTGCATCAGAGCAAATCAACTCTGTCATCAACCACATCATTGAAGTTGACATGAAGCCAGCTCAGCGGCGCATCTATCGTGACTTTGAGAAGGAAGCATTCGTATGGTTGGATGACAACCCAATGTACGCCCAGCTTCCGGCTGTCAAGGCTATGCGTCTCCGTCAGATCGCACTCGGTGTCCCGATGGTCACCTATGACGAAGAGGGCGAGCCTGTCGTCAGTTTTGATCCTGAGGCTAAGTCAGGTAAGATCGAAGCGTTGGCTGACCTGCTCTCGGACCTGTACGCTGAAAGGCCGTACCCGGTCATGGTCTACACCCACTCACGGAAGTTCGTGGAGGTTGTGGTTCACCAGTTGCAGCAGAAGGGCTATCGTGCCGTAGGCTTCGTTGGGGGTCAGACGCACGAAGAGGTCAACGCAAAGATCGACGGCTTTGGCGAAACGCACGATATCATCGTGGCAACCATTGGTTCCATCGGTGAAGGCGTAGACCGCTTGCAGCTCGTGTGCAACACTGAGGTATGGCTGTCTCTGGACGACAACCGTCTCCTGAACAGGCAGGCACAGTGGAGGCTCGACCGTACCGGGCAGCTCCCACAGCCAATCAACCGCTACCTGATCCGATCACTGGAAACGGTGGAGACTGAGCAGCACGCAAGGATCGCTAATGACGATCAGATTTTGGACGAATCACTCACTATCACATTGGAGGAATCAACTGTATGAAAGTTACTCTCGAACGCCGCCCTGAATACCAAGAGGCTTTGAAGTCTCTTGTCCTTGCGCAGTTCTCAGAGAACCCGTTGGACGACCTGCTCACGGCAAGGGAGAACCTTGTCAAGCTGATTGCCGGTGTCCGCGAGGTCTATGTGGATCAGGCGGACAAGCTACTGCAATCAGCAGGCGCAAAGGGCGAAATTGAGCTGGTGGACCTTATCTCTGAGGGTGAGATTCTTGGGGACGAACAAGAGGAAGAGGGTGACGACGAAGATTATGAGGGCAAGTCAAAAGGGCCTGTGGGTTTCCAACGCAACGAGGTCAAAATCACCGGAGACTAATCTCCAACATGTCCGCGACTTCCAGCACCGTCTTGTCACGATACGCCAGTATCAGGGCAAGAAAGGCGAGTTCGCTGCTGCACACGGTCTTGGCAATGGCGGTGTCGTCAGCAACATCGAAAAGCAGCGAGGGCGCTCTCTAGAGCGTCTAGCCCGTTGGGCTGACCTACTCGGTGTGCGGCTAGAGCTGAGCATCCGACTACCAGAAGATTGACACTAAACCCCACGTCCGTATGGATTGTGGGGTTTTTTGTTTTTGGAGTTGACATTGGGGCAGAAGGTGCGTAATGTAGTTATCACAAGCAAGGCACACCGAACATTGGAGGAAACAATGACAGACCTTATGCACAACGAAGAATTTGAAACGGCCGTAGAAAAGGCATTCCGTCTTGACCTCGCAGCTAAGCTGGCTAAGGAAGCCGCTGATGAAGCTCGTGAAGAGGTAAAGCAGATGATTATGGCGTCAGAGGGTAAGAGCTACGAAGGTGGCACCAGCAAGTTCCGGGTGTCCATGTTCCCCACGCGTCGATTCAATGTGGCTCTGGCTTTGAAGAAACTTGACCCCGAGGCTATTGAGGCTGTAAGCTCGATGCAGATCGACAAGAAATTGGTTGATGCGCTCATTCCCAAAGAGTACATTCAGACCGAACTCTCGACTGAGTCTGCACCTACCTTGAAGATTGCGCTCCCGTAATGAGGGGGGAGCTGGAATGGGCGAAGCTCGAAGATCAATACTACGGGCTGGGACACCCCACCACTATTGAGGGTTACACGTGTGTAATTTGCGGGGCCGCAGTACCGACAGCGGCTCAACAGAAACACATCGAGTGGCATGAGCTGCTCAGGAACGAAGTTCAGAACGCAGCACAGGCAGGAGTTTACTATGGCAATTCGAGTAGATGGTAACACCGTGTACGTTGACAACTTTGCAGAAGCCTTTGAGGCCGCAGCCAAGTACCCTGAGGTAGTCAACGTAGTATTCAATAATCAGGCCGACTACTTTGTAGCAGCCAAGCTTGCAAAAGCATTCAACGTAAAGTAGGAGGAACAATGACATTTCGTGTAGGACAGTTCGTGACACTAACACAAGAGATTGGCCCTTGGCCTGTGGGAACCGTCGCCAAGATCGTCCCCAATCCCATCAAGGTGCAGACTGACACCAAATCAGACTTCCGGTATGAGCACACATATACCACTGTCAAGCGAAGCTACTTGATCGCAGTTCTGACAAAGAACCCCAACAACCACATCGACTCCTTTACCGTATCGGCTGAGGAAATTCAAGTCGCAGTATTGGAGAAGAAAACTAATGACTGATCTTTACGACATTGTTGACGAGTACGAAATTGAAGTCATGGAAGAGCTTGGGCGCATAAAGGTAACTAAGCATCCTGATTGTGATCTGTTCATCTACAACTACACTAACAAAGCTCAGTTCGCTAACGAGTGGACAAATGCAGAGCGGGTGTGCCGTGGACTTATCACTGACCTTTTTGGCCGGGTGGTTGCTCGCGGTATGCCTAAGTTCTTCAACGAGGGCGACCCCCGTGTGGGAGAAATTGATCTTGACGAGCCGCTGTGGTTGATAGAGAAGTTCGACGGCTCTCTGGGCGTGTGCTACTTGGACAACAACGGAATGCCAAAGATCGCTACACGCGGCAGCTTCACCTCGGAACAGGCCGAACGCGCCAATGCAATGCTTTACACATACGTGTACGATGATCTGCGTGAGACAATCACGCGGTTTGCTAGGCAGAACAAGACGATGCTGGTAGAGATCATCTATCCGGAGAACAAGATCGTGGTGGACTACATGGACGACGAGCAGCTAATTTGGCTGGGTCACGTGGACAACGCCAGTGGGCGGTTCTACCCCAACTACGCCCACGCTGTCGGGCAGGTCACCCTGAACGAAGGTATCCCTGCAATTCCCTCAAACAAAGAGGGCTATGTGGCAATTGCGGATGACGGCAAGATGTTCAAGATCAAGAGCGAAGAGTACAAGACATTGCACAAAACGATCTTTGGTCTGAGCAACAAGTCCATCTGGGAGATTGTTGCTCAGCGTGATGGTTACGCGAACTTCACTCGCTTCCTGCGCGACCTTCCAGCACCTACACAGGTGTGGGCTACACGTAAGTACAAGCAGCTACAGGCACACCAGTCTCGGCTGATTCGAGAGACATTTGACATTCACAACAAACTGACCGAGGATTTCCCTGACAGGGGAGAGCTTGCTCGACGCTTGCAGCGTGAGGCACCGGAGCATTTGAGCTTCGTGTTTGGCTGGCTTGACAAGGGAGGCGAAGAGCTAGTACGCTTGGTCAATAAGGCGATCAAACCTAAAAAGTTTGAGCCCTATCGCACGGAACCTAAGGAGGACTGACATGACGTATGAAATCAAGAGGCCGCTAATGAGCATTTACCGGGGAATGCCCGGCTGCGGCAAGAGCACAGACGCTCTCAAAGCTCAGAAAGCAGCTCAGTGGAGAGGACAGCTCGCAATAATCGTAGAGCGCGATCAGATTCGCAGGGAGCTGAACCCGACTCGCGAAAAGTGGTACTACGGTGAGTTTGAGGACGAGGTAACAGCGTTGCAGCGAGCACGTATCAAGGCCGCGTTTACGCTTGGCGCTGACGTGCTGGTGTCTGACACCAATCTTCCGTCAGCTACGGTCAAGAGCCTTATGCGTCTAGGTGTGAACGCAGGAGCAGAGGTTCAAATCGTGGACATGCGCAACCCACAGCAGTTCCCATTGGACCTCCTGTTGAAGCGTGACCGTGAGCGGCACCCTTCCAAGCGGGTCGGTGAAGAGTTCCTGCGTGGCCGCTACGAGCGGTTCATTCAGGGCAAGACCTTGACCAACCCAGAGCTTCCGGAGGTAACCCAGGAGCTTGTGGTTGAGCCCTACGAGCAACCTGATACGGACACGACAGCATGGATTTTCGACATTGATGGAACACTGGCTATCATGGGTGACCGACACCCGCACGATGGGCACTTGGTACACCTTGATTCGGTGAACGAGGACGTGCGTCTGGCTCTGCACAACAAGATGGACATGGGCCACTACATCTACATCGTGACTGGGCGTGACGAAAAGTACCGTGCGGTCACTGAGAAGTGGCTCGTAGACAACAAGGTTCCATACGATGCCCTTTTCATGCGTCCGACTGAGCCTGAGGATCAGCCTAAGACCGAAGATAGTGTTGTAAAACACGATTTGTTCAACTTGCACATTCGCGATTTAGGGCATAGGATTGCAGGTGTCTACGACGACCGCCACCGTGTGCTTCGCATGTGGCGCAAGCTCGGACTCACCACCTTCCACATCAACGGCCCTGACGCCGGTAATTTCTAACATAGGAGTAAACATGACTACATTCACAGAACACGAAGTTTGGGAAATCATCAACGACCTGTCCGCAGCCCGGGCTGGCAACGATGACTACAACGAACTGGCAGCTAAGCACACCGAAACGATTGATGCTCTGTCTGAGGAAGAGCTTGCCGACTTCACGGAGAAGGCAAACCTGATCGCGGCAACGGCAGATGCATTCAAGCAGCACGTGGATGCCATTGCAAATGCCCTTCTGGAAGAGCTGAATATTCCTAGCCAAATGGCTAAGTGGACTGCCTCTGACGTCCATAAGTACATGGGTGCAGTACAGACCAAGGGTGAGCTTGCGGACCTCCTGACGCTGGCACCGCTGGCTATGGGTGACCCTCGTATTCTGCTGGCATTCGTTGAGCCTCAGGAAGATGACGAGGAAGGCGCAGAAGCTACCGATGGAGACTAAGCGGAACTCGCTGCCCGACTCTGCCTTTGTTGAATACAAGGGCGAGCGGGTAGCGTTCCAAGACCTAATCGACGGGGTTGACACCCCGTGCAAAGACGAATGGGACTTGTTTTTCGCTGATCCGGCTGACGAGGTAGAGTTGGAGGACCCTGAGATTGCAAGGGACATGTGTTACGACTGCCCTTTCATGATGCAGTGCCTCCAATTCGCCCGACAGTCAGAGATTCCTAAGGGAGTATTCGGGGGAGAACTTGCCTCAGAGCGCGTACGTTGGGTACGCTCTAACAAGCGGAAGCAGAGGAAGATGCGTGCGAAGAACGCTGGACTTTCGTGACCTAATCATAGGTGCGATCAAGAACGAGACAGACCGTGACAAGCAACGGCTTATCGGCCCATCCAGCATGGGCGGGTGTGCCTACTGTCTGGCTATGGAAATGCTTGGCAAGGCTGAGAAACGGCCGTTCTCGTTGTACCCAATGCTCGGCACGGCGTTCCATTACTACATGGAGCACCACATGCCGATTGAGGGTATGCAGACAGAACAGAAGGTTGACATTTGTGAGATTGCCGGGTACGGTAAGATCAGAGGAACAATCGACCTCTGGTATCCCAAGCTAGGGATTGTTGGCGACTACAAGCTGGTTGGCAAAAACACTCTCAATAAGATACGCTTGGATGGACCGAGCAAGCAGTACAGTTATCAAGCACAGGTTTACGGCTATGGACTGGCCCAGTTAGGCCACGAGGTCAAGGAAACCCACATCTTGTTTGTACCGCGAGACGGTGGTAACATCAACCATCTGGTCGATCACGTAGAACCTTACAACGAAGAACTCGCACTTGCAGCTATTGACAGAACTCGCCAGATATGGGAGTATGTTAGTACAGAAGGTAACAGCCCGGACGACATTGACTCGGACGATGACTGCTACCAGTGCAAGAGTTCAGGACGCATCTAGGAGGAAATGAATGGCAAAGTTTGATCTTGCCAGTGTCGTTGACATTGGAAAACCCAAACAGCTTGACGAGGCTATGGTGGCCTTGTTCTATGGGCCGAAGGGTGTAGGAAAGACCTCTCTCGCTGTGTCTGCTAAGCAGGTAGAGCACATGAACGAGGTTCTTCTGATAGCCTTTGAGGACGGCAGCTCGTCTGTCGGAGCAAGCTTCCCAGATTTGCAGGTCGCTCGACCTAAGGACTGGGACGAAGCCTTGGATTTGGCCGAGGCTCTGGTGAACGAAGATCACGATGTAAAGACGGCGATCATCGACACCGCAGCGGAAGCACAGCAGTTCATCTATGACTGGTCAATCGGCCAGTGGGGTGACACTGATGGCTTCAAGAAATGGGCAATGGTCTACGAACAGCTTATGAAGGTTGTCAAGGCCCTTGCTAAGAGCGGTATCAACGTGCTAGTCTTGGCACACGCAGAGCGTGACAAGGACAAGCTACAGCAGGTCGTAAAGACCATGCCTTACTTCCAAGGGAATAAGACAGGGTTGGAACTTCCGAAAATCTTTGATATCGTTGGGTATCTGGACATTGACGGTGAGGGATCGGATGCAACCCGTGTGCTTCAACTCGCACCATCAACCCTGATTACCGCTGGTAACAGGTCTGAGGGCCGACTGCCAGACTACATGGAGAACCCAACGATGCCGAAAATCATCGACGCTCTCCGCAATAACGAACCAAAAATCATCAAGTAATCCACAGAAAAGAGTAATAAATAATGACTACAGCAACTCGCCGCTCCGTCAAGCTGACCGATGAAGAAGTCAAGGGTTTTAGCCTCCGCAAGGAAGGCCGCTACACCGTTGAAATCGTCAAGGTTGTAGAGGCTAAGGGCAAGAATGAGCCTCACTACGACATGTACGAAATTGAGTACAACGTGATCGACGCCCCCGAGGGTGCTCAGAAGGGTAAGATCAAGGACTGGATTCTTCTGGAAACCTACCTCGGCTCGCTCGTACAGCTCGCAAAGGCTACCGGCTTCCCGGTAGAGAATGACTTTGAAATCCCCCTTCCGGAGGAACTCGAAGGTAAGGAACTGGTAGTGGACATTGTTCACGAAACCCAGACTCAGAAGGACAAGGACGGTAAGAAGGTTCCTGTTCTGGATGATGAGGGCAACGAGCGAATCAACGCTTCGATCAAGCGTCGCCTTTCGCTTGAAGCCGCAGCCAAGTCTGGTGCAAGCACCGGACGCGCCAAGGCTCGTGTTCGTAAGCTCTAAGTAACTCGTCCTGAGCATGACGTTGTAAAACTGCTCATAGGTGTGATAGCCCAACTGGAAGAGGCCACCGAGTCCCAAGGCTCGGGAAAGTGCAGGTTCAAGTCCTGCTCACACCACTTAGGACATGTAGCTCATTGGTAGAGGGACCGGACAGAGGGCCGGGGGTAGTTGGTTCGATTCCAACCTTGTCCACGTAGGTTCGCGTCAACACAGGTAGGTGGGCGCACACATAGACCGTGTGCAACTGATTGTGGTAACCGTGAAGATAGCACCGGAGGAATTATGATCCACCGCTCCTTTCGCCTCTGCTAAGGCGCTTTCTGCGCGAACCGTTTTTCTATGCTAGTCTTGTAATGCCTCCTTCGGGAGGCGTTATTTTTTCCGTCCGTTTTAGCAATATGACAATAGAAGGAGGATGATGTTCAATGTCTGATGTAAAAGAATTTTTTCAAGCAGTTTTTCAAGATGGTAGTGGTATGCTCTGCCTGTCGCTGCTGGACTCTGAGCGCAACCCAACTATCCAGCACTTCCTGAGCTGGCCTGAACAGGCTGATGAAGCTGTTGACTACGTTCTGGCACACGCAGACAAGGACTTGTATTACACTCCGACGCTGTTCATGGCACCAAATGCACGTAGGGCGTCCGCTCAGTGGACTTCTGTCGTCTATGGTGACGCTGATACGTGCCCAGTGGACAGTCTGCTGGCTGTACCGTCGATCATCGTCCACACTTCCGAGGAAAAGACGCACGTCTACTGGCACATCGACGGCCTGAAAGACCCAAACGAAGCTGAGGCTTGGTCCCATGGCGTGTCGATTGCACACCCCAAGGCAGAAACCGGCTTTGACAATGGGTGGGCAGCAAACAAGCTCCTGCGTGTGCCCGGTACTTCCAACACAAAGTACAGTGATCCCGACTCTGAGGACTACATCGAAGGCTACGCACCCTTCGATGTTTGGGTGGAGTACACCGGAATGACTTACACGGTGGACGAGTTCACCGAGTTCTACAAGCAAGCTGACGTACAAACGATCCTGAACAAGGATATGGGCGAGATTCCGTCCTACGCTGACGCTCTCAACAGCCTGAGCAACACGTCTCAGGACTTGCTAGACCTCATCGGACGGCACTACGAGAAGCGACAGAAGGGTTCTGAGGCTCTGTTCCTGTTGCAGCAAGAGCTGTTCCGTCTGGGAGCTACCGATGAAGCAGCATTCGCTATCTGCAAGCAGTCAGGTCTGAACAAGTTCGCCCGTGACGGACGAGCCAACGCTGACGAACTGCTGTGGGGCGACGTGCTCAGGGCTAGGGCAAAGTCAGAGATCGAGTTCAGAGACAGCACCGAGCCGCCAGCAACGCGAGTCACGGTCCAGCCGGAGAAGAAAGCCAAGGAAATTGACTTTCTCACTGCGGAGGAAAAGGCCAACTTGAAGCGCACGTTCATTGACGAGTACAAGACGTGGGCAGCGAGCAAGACTGACGCAGCAGCGGAGTATCACGTGGCTTCGGCATTCATGATTCTCTCCATGGTGTTCTCAGACTTCGGTCACGCGATCCCGGACTTCGGCAAGCTTCCGCTCAACCTGTGGTTCATGGTTCTGGGTGATACCACCCGGTCACGAAAGTCCACAACGAAAAAGCAGATGCTTCGCACACTGTGGGCATTGCAGCGAGACGGCGAGTACCACTACGATCTTGGCTCTGACTTCACGGGTGAAGGTTTGACCAGCGAGCTTCTACAGCGAGCCAACAGGTCCAGCTTGATCCACGTGGACGAGGCCCAGGATTTCATCGTGGGGCTGGAACGTAAGCCGTACCTTGCAGGTCTGCGTGGGCAGATGACCGAGCTTTACGATGGTCACGTGAACGGCAAGCTGCGAGCAACGGGTGCGGTCAAGGCAGCGAGTACGGCCGAAATTTCGTTGGGTATGTTCATGATGGGTATCCGTGACCAGCTCGCGAGTGTGCTGACGACCGAGGATTTTCAGTCAGGCTTCCTGACTCGATTCATCTACGTCGAGGCCGAGCCACCGCCCCGCACAAAGGAGACGGACAAGATTCGTCAGGCAAGCAAGCAGGATCAGGTCAAAGATTATGTCTTTGAGGGATTCGTAGCCAAGCTTGACGAAGCCCGGTCACACTGGGAGTCCTTGACAGGCGGTGGCAGTAACCCTACAATTGCAGTACCCTGCACTGACGAAGCAATGGAGCGGCTCAACGAGTTCGTTACCGAGCTTCTGGACGCAGCAGAGGGCACCGAACGTGCGGCAATCGTACAGGCATCCTCCCAGCGTCTTTCTCTCAGCATCCTGAAAGCGGCAACGCTTATCGGAATGTCTGAAATGAAGGATGAAGTGGAGCTTGACGACATGCTGGCAGCGATCAACTACTGTGGGTCGTGGTTCATGCACTTGGTCAAGATGACTACCAAGGTCAGCGAATCCAACTGGTCCCGGCGTATGAACTCGATCGAAGAGTTCGTAGTCGAGCACGGCGGGTCCGTCGAGTGGGAGAAGTGTTACCGGAACTTCCGTGGCGATCTAAAGACACGTGAGTTCGTGGAAGTAATCAACGCTTTGGAAGAGGCGGGAATCGTCAAGGTAGTTTGGGAAAACCCAGAGGCCAATAAAAAGGGCCGTCGATACATAGAATTGGAGTATGTGAAATGAGCGTAACTGATAAGCTGCAACGCGCAGCAGACATTTGGGCAGAGGCCAGCGGCCATGCTCCGTCAGAAGTGGCACACATCGAAGAGTTGCAGGAAATGGGCATCTTTAGCAACCGTCAGGTAGCGAAGATTTGCCGAGTCAGCAGCAGCTTTGTGCAGAACATCGGCCCCAGCGGCGGTGGAGGCGGTCGGTTTGACCCGGCAACCTTGACAGCTCTGGTGACTCTGAGTAAGCTCTACGACAATGGGGCACCTTTCCCTCGACCACTGCTTGAATCTGTGGTGAACGATGGAACGTCTCTCAACTACGTTGCACGGCTGTTCGGCATGAGCCACGGCCTGCTTTACTACAGGTTCAAGAACTCGGAGGGGTAATGCGAATAATCCTAGAATCAGAACAAATGGTTTCCGACAAGTGTTGGGAAATCATGGCACGCGCCAAAGAGGAATCAGGAATTGAGGAAGAGTTCGAGTTCATCGAAAACTACTCAGGTTCCACTAGCAAGTGGCCGGTGCTGGCTCTGGGTCCGTATGACGCCGTTCGTAACCACAACAGGCGCGTTGTCGAAGCTCCGTCCAGTGCAGCAATTGTCACTAAGGCGGATTCGATAACGCGCCTTGTGCGTGCGTTCAACCTTTTGGTGAACCCTCCTGAGCATGAGCCCATGCAGTGGAAGCTCTTCCAGAATGAGGGAGAGGTCATGGACGTGTGCGCTGGCATCCATGGCGAGATGATCGCTGTGGATATTGAAACCTCCGGAGACGTTGGCGCAGATGGGGCTGTCAGCGGCAAGAGGTTGCTGTCTGTGGCGTTCTACGTGCAGGGGTGGGCATTCGTGGTGCCAGAGCATCTTATAAGCTCTAAGATTGTCGCCAGCTACATTGGAGAGCTGTTCTCAGCTAACAACTGCATCCTCCATAATGGTAAGTTCGACGCACCGTATATTGAGGACTGGACAGGGTTCCCGTTCAACCACACCTTTGACACGATGTTGGCACACTACAGTCTGTGGCCTGCGAGTGAGCATGGCTTGAAGCCACTCTCACGGAAGATTCTCGGTGCGCCTGACTGGGATGGGGCAACCAAGAAATACACCGGGGCCAAGGTCTACAAAGAGGCTGGCACCGGGGAGGATGGTGTCTGGTGGGACGCGCGGAAGTACAGCGCTGGATCAGGCTACGAACGTATCCCACGGTCGCTGCTCTACGAATACAACGCTTACGATGTGTACTGGACAATGAAACTGTTCTGGTACCTCAGATGGGAGCTGGAACATGATAGTGACGCTATGGCAGTGTTTGAAAGGCGTATGCGTCTTTCTAAGTTGTTCTCCGCTGTTGAACAGCCGGGTGTGCGGATCAACACTGCACACCTGCACCGAGTTGGTGAGACGCTGGAACGCGATCAGGCCCGAGCAGTTAGCGAGCTTGCGGAAATCGCTGGGGTCGCCGTCAACCCTAACTCTCCGACGCAAGTCAAGGCATGGTTTGCAAGCCAGGGAATCAACATGGCCTCTACGGATGCCGACCACTTGGACAAGATCATCCGTGACGAGTCTGGGCGCTATACAGAGCAAGAGGTCAACTTCTGTAAGAAACTCAAAGAGTGCCGTGGAATCAGAAAGAATCTGGGGACGTATGTCAACGGGTTCCTAGAGGTTGCTCATGACGGTAGGGTCTACCCAACGTTCAAGTTGATTGGGGCTTACACTGGGCGTCTAAGTACGCCTAAGCCAGCAATCATGACCCTGCCTCGTGATCCGCTGTACCGGCAGATGGTTCTGCCAGATGAAGGTCATGTGATCGTTGGCCCTGACTACGGTCAGATCGAGGCTCGTGTCATGGCGATCCTGTCGAACGACGACTACCTTATCTCGCTGTTCCAGCCGGATTCAGAGGACTTTTTCGATGCTCTGATGCCAATCGCATATCCGAACGTTGATCTGGACAATCTAGACAAAGACGTTCGCAAAGACATGCGAGCGAAGCTCAAAGGTGTTATCTATGGTCTGTCGTACGGCCGTGGAGCTAAGGCAATTGCTGAGTCTCTGAACATGAGTGTGATTCAGGCTCAGAACATCATTGACAACTACTTGAATGCAGCACCGGGTCTGGTAGCTTGGCGTGAAGAGATTCAGTACAACGCTAAGAATGCCGTGTCGATGGTCACCCCGTTCAACTTCCACTTCCAGTGCGAGGTTGTGACTGGTGAGAACAGGAACTCGGTAGAGAACTCGGCTCTGGCATTCATGCCCCAGTCCACAGCGAATGACATTTGCTTGGACGCAGCGCTGGCTATCCACGAGTGGATCGGTCAGTATGGGGCTCGGATCATGGCTACTGTGCATGACCAGATTCTCGTCTCCTGCCCTCCTGAGCACGCTATGGAGGTTGGACACAGGATGGAAGAGGAAATGCAGGCTAGCGCACGTAGGGCGTTGGGCACACGGTGTGTGTTTGATGCCAAACCAGATATTGGGGACGACTGGGCCAACTTGGAAGCTGCTGACAAGTGGCTTGCAAAGCATCCAGAGTTCGCGTAGAGTATAGGGAGTCAGGCCAATAGGCTTGGCTCCCTTTTACGTTTGGAGGAACATATGGACCCGTTAGGCACATTTGTTTTTGTGGTAGTCATGTGTGGACTATCTTGGTTGTCAGGCTATTGGATTGGAGGCGTCAGTGGACGTACTAGGAATTGATCCCGGCGATAAGACGGGGGTAGCGATCCTTCCTGAGGAAGGTACACCCACGTACTTTGAGATTCATGGGGGCTATACAGGCTTCGTGGACTGGTGGGAGAAAGAGTGGCGCTGGTGTGCCTTTGACCGACTGGCTGAGGTCCACATCATCTACGAGCAGTTCGATCTGCGAAACAACGACTTCGTGGCAGACATTACGCCCAAGGAAATCATTGGGATGCTCAAATACTGGGCACGTCTCCACAACGTCACGCTCTGGAAGGCTACACCAGCCGCACACAAGGGCTTGATTACCAATGAAGCACTGAAACGTGCAGGGCTGTATCCGCCTCGCGGAGAGGTCAAGGGGGGCCACTCTACGGATGGTATGCGCCTCGCAGCGTACCACCGGATTCACCACTTGCGGGATAGGGAATTTTCTGAAAGACTGTTCCCTAAGAACAACAACTAGGAGGAAACATGACAGAAAATTATTCCGCAGGTAGTACGGTTCGAGTCAAGCGGTTTGACCCGCCAAAGCTGAACGACACTTGGGGCGGCGTCGAGGGTCTCGTTATTGAGGACGGCTACAAAGCGGACATAAACGGCCACAAGGTGAAGGTTACAGTGGACCCGTTCGGAGCTGGCACCCGCGTGGGCATGACGTTCATCCTCCACAATCTGGAACTCATTGAGGGTACAGTGATCCCTGATAAGCCAGAAGTAGACGAGGCTGTGGAGCATCCAGCACACTACGGCGGTGCGGACAATCCGTACGAGGTCATCAAAGTCATTGAGGCTTGGGGACTTGGCTTTGTGTTGGGCAACGTGGTAAAGTATGTTGCACGAGCAGGGAAGAAGCCCGGTAACTCAGAGGTGCAGGACTTGAAAAAGGCTCGTGACTACATCAATAGGCGTATCGAACAGTTGGAGAAAAACTAATGACTAAATCAGCAATGCAGGAACTCGCAGAATCGTTGGGACTCACTGCGGAAGAATTTTCAGAGTTCGCTAAGGCAATCGAGTCTGTGGACGTAAGCCCTAAGGCAGAGCTTATGCACCGACTCAACCTCCGTGTGCAGGACATTGATCCCGGCCCATCAATCAACTGGCCGGGTGACCGGGCTATCCTTGAACTGTGGGATCACCGGCCGTCGCGCGCCATTGTGGGGCCTAAGAAAGAGGTTCTGCATTGAGCGATTACACCCCACGGCAGGAGTTCACGCACCTTGTGTTCGCCGCCTTGGAGCGGCACCGGGGCTACAACCCCATCCCCAATGGCATCAAGTGCAACGGATGCGCTTGGACCAGTAGCGGCGGCAATCGCCGTAAGCAGTTCTCCAAGCACCAAGCTTGGGCCGTAGCCGAGGAATTTGGCTGGGAAGATTGACAGCAACACAGAAAACCCCGTACACTCAGTGTGCGGGGTTTTCCTGCATCTACAGATAGGAGACACATATGGAATGGCTTTACGGACTACTGATCGGGTCTACGTTCACAGCGGTGCTGATGCATCTTGCACACCGGGGTCACAAAGAGGAACGTGGTAGGGACACTATTGAGTCAAGCACTACGCTTCCAGCAGATAGGTTCCTGTTGGCACAGGCTGAGCCCTCCTATAAGTTCGATGACTTGCCGAAAGACTGCACCTGCGACTGGCAGGAGAACAAAAGGCTCTGTGAGGAAGATGGTGACTGGTGCCGCACAATGCAAGACCCAGAGTGTCAACGACATAGAGCAGACGATGGTTGGCTTCTGCGATACTACGCTAACCGTCCCGGTGGCTATTGAGCATACAAAAATACCCCCTACCTTTCGGTAGGGGGTTTCTTTGTGTCTAGGCTACTGGCTGACCTTCACCTTGGCGACGAACAGCTTGTCATTCTCACGGCCACGGAAGGTGGACTTGGACTGACCCTGGCACTCGCCACACTTGTAGAGGTTGTACGTCGAGACGTAAGCCTTGGCAGTAGTGGTCTTGTCCAGAACCAGTTCAGTGGACCCACAGAACGGGCAGCGGTCGTGGTCGGTATCCATATACATGCCGATGTGCGGGTGCTTCTCAATCCACGGCAGCAGACGGAAGTAGAGCTTTTCCGTGATAACAACGTCCTGCATGTTGTACTCGCGCATCTTGTCCCACGCATCCTTGTCGCCAGCCATGCACTGGACCCACAACGTATGGCCTGCGTGTGCCGTTTTAGCGCCCAATTTCAGAGCCTGCACCACATAGTCCAGCTTGTTGGAAACGAAGCGGAACTGGCGCTTTACAGCGTGTAGCAGGTCCACGTTTTTGTAGGGGCTTGTCGGCCCGAGATTCGCCAACAGGAACTCTCGCTGCAAGTGCTTCATGTCAAAGCCCTGTGAATTGTAGCCAACCACAATGTCGGCTTCGTTGACCAGCTCCCAAGCTTTCAGGACCATGGCCTCATGGCCGTCATGGAAGTTGCTGTAGAACTGAACCTCCGGATCACCGGCCCACTTGGCGGCAAACGAAATAACTTCGCCTGACTCCATGAGCTGTGAGAGCGAAACGTTGTTCTGCCAAAGCCCCCAGACGTGTGCGAGGTTCGGGGAGTTCTCAATGTCAATGGTCAGAATCCTGACGTTCTGCTCTTTGAGACGGGCCTCCATCTTGGAGGTAACGTCCTTTTGGAGCATTTCGGCAAAGTTAGGCTTAGTCATATTAGATGATTCCGTTCTGCACACGGTAGTCACGGACAGAGGTTGTCTTTACCGTGTCCTCACCCCAGATGCGTTTGATAGTGCGGGTAATAGAGGCATTGCTATTGGTGATATCTTTGAGCGCTTGGATCAGCGCCTCGTAGTTGTCAGGGTCATCCTGTTCCAGTTCGTCCAGCAACAGTTCAACGCGATTCTTTGGTGCGATCGCCCGTGCGTTGTCCGCATTCAGGGCATCGGAAAAAGTACTCATGGTTCCTCCTAGAGATAAAAAGATGGACTGCAACCAAATAGGTTACAGTCCATCTTACCACAGTCACCACCGTTGCGCCAGTGGTGATCGTGTTTATTTAGCCGCAGGTGCTACACGGATCGGGTGCATACCGAATCTGGGAGACGATGTTATCGACTTCCTTCAACTCCGGCTCTACAACCTCTTCCTCAGTCTCTACAGGCTCTACGTTACTTTCCGTCATTGACAATCTCCAATGACTCGCCCGGCTTAGGAGTCTTAGACAGTGCAAGCACTGGCACACTCAGGCCGAGGATCGCAGCACCGATGTTGAGATAAATGTCTACCTCGTCCGGGGTTGCAATGTTCAGTACGAGAAGCAGCGGCGCAATGGACGCTGCGATCTTGTAGAAGTAACGCCGGGTTTCGACGTTCTGAATATCAATCTTCATTTGTTACTCTCCTACTTCTGCCTGAACAGACACCAGACGGATTTCGCCCAGCGCGTCCTTTACGGCTTCGTTGATCGTGTTGGTAATGAGCTGAGGGTCAACACCGTTGCCGGTAGCCAACTGCTCTACCGCCTTGGTCAGTCCCGCAACCATTGCCTTCAATTCAAGCACACCTGTCTTGGTATCCGCAAGTTCTTGAATTGCTTCCACACCGCCGACTACACCGGGGCGACCGACAACCTTAGTTGCCCATACACGCCGAGGAATGTCGTCAATGAGGTTCTGCCAAGGTGCCTTGTACTTGGTGGATTCTCCACCCTTGAACCAGCCAGTGTAGACCGCTTCAAGCATCTTAGCGTGCTCGTTTGTAAATGCCATATCTTCATCCTCTTCCTCTTGCGGGGTATCTTTTAGATTTCGTGCCAAATTGTCAAGTCGCTTCAAATCCCAAATGCCGGGGCACTCTGTCGATTGCCAGTCGCGGTGAGGGATAAGAGGCAGATCGCCGTACTGGGCACGAAGCCAAGCGATCAATTTTGCAACCTCTAGGTAGTCTGCGTCGGATGCTTCTGGCCGACACTCGATACCAATAGAAGATGTGTTACCAAAGGCGTTACCTGCGTGCCATGCAGCGTCGAGGGGACTCACAATGCAGTGCGTCTTACCAGCGCTTGACACGAAGTGTGCCGAGGTTGTGCCCGGGCCTGTCACGCAGAAGAAGTTGACAACACCCATATGGGTCTGTCCACGTGCTCCCCAGTGGTGGATCGTAATGGATTCGATAGTCCGCTTGCGACCTCCCCACTCTGCGACAAACGGCACCTGAGCCGCAGGCGTGAAGCCCTTGGCGGTGTAGCTCTCGTCAATAACGAAGTCGCTCACTGATACCTCTCCTGACGGCTGGATCGAAGCCCCGCCGCCAATTACCTTGTTAGGTTTGATACGCAGCCACCCAGCGATAGGCCCAGTACCGGGGCCATCGTAAGGCAACCACGCCTTGTGTGCAGGCTTGGCGCTGTACCAGTTGCCGTTTACAAACTGCAACGGAGCAGCAAAGCCGTCCTGCTGAACAACCCACATACCAGATGCGTCAGAGCTAAGCACTACGCACACGTGGCCGAATGGATTCAAAGGACTGCCAGCGAATACTACCATGTCTCCACGAACCGGGAATAGGTTAGGGTCATTCGGATCGTTATCAATCCGCTCCCAGTACTCATCTGGCACACGGTCGAGCAGTTCCCTAGCGCCACCGACTCCCCCAACGCTTTGAGGCCAAGGGACAGCAGTAATGTCCTGACCGTAAGCGTCAGCGAGGTCTACGCACTGGTACCCGTAGGACCGATCGTAATCGAAGATTTTGCCTACAGCGGACTGTAGCCAATTCTCCTGTACCTGACTAATCATTGTTGCTTCCTCCAAGGAAGTCGTCTTTTGGATCAAGCTTGTCGAGCCTGTGCCACTGGGCCTTGTCACTGGCCGTCAGTTCGTGGATCGCGTTGTCAACTCGATTGATCTTGCCATGAGCAGCTTTCAGGGAGTTACCCTGCTTATCAAGCTTCTCATTTGTGGCCTCAAACATCGTTCGAATTTCGTTGAAGCCTTCTGTAACTTCCTCGCGGAAGTTGCTTGTGTGAGCATTGGTCACTTGCTCTCTGGATTCCTCCGCAAGCGTCTTAGTTTCCTCCACACTCTTTTTGGTTGCCGCAGCATGTTTGTTCTGCCGAGACAAGAAAGTTCCGATAAGCGTAAAACCCGCGATCATCACACCACCCATGGTGGAAATGAGCGTGACTAGTACCTCGTCACCCATACCAAATTACCCCTTTCAAATGGACGACAAAGCCCACCGATATAAAACGTCATAATCCATTTTACACCGATGGGCCTTACTCCATTCATTAGCGTAACTACGAAGCCTTCAAAAGGACAATCGACATTACGTTATAGGTAACTTGCCCAGTGTGAATCTGCGCGGACGCAGCCACACCGTTCACGGTCACAGTAGCCTGCAAGCTGTCACCAGCGTTACACTGCATGATGCCTGTAGCGCCAGCAGCGGCGAAGCCACCACCGGCTGTACCACTGTGCCCAAGCGCCCGAGTGAAGTTACCCGCATTCTTGTAAAGCCTCAGGTCCATATAGCCAGATGCCTGTGTCGTCATAGAGTTCACAGCCATGTAGTACAGTCCTGAGACGTTCACAGTCACAATCCCGGTGGGAGCAATGGTCATACCATCGTTGTACCCACCCGGGTTGATGCTGAACGGAATCGTCTTTTCACCGCCATTGGCAAGCGCGGTGACGGACCCGGCTGTGACCGTAGCCAGCAAAGACCTTGTAGTCTCCACCTTGATGATGCGGCCACCAATACCTGTCTCAATGGAAGAGGCCAGTGTTGCAAGCAAGGTATTGAGTTTAGCCGTGTCCGATGTATCAGGGTACCACACTTGCATGTTGCTTGTATAGGCTCCCACTATATGACCTCCGTCACATTGGGCTCAGGATCGACAGGCTGGGCACCGTATTTCAGTAGCCCCTGCTGCGAACCGTCCGCTGTTTCGATGTAAACGCCCTTGAAGTTCAACAGGACAGCCTTGATAGCGGCAATTTGCCGCTCCAAGCTGCTCTGCTGAATCAAAAGCTGACTCAGCATTTCTTCCATAATTCCTAGCTTTCGTACGTTGGCAATGGTGCCACGTTAGTATCGGCAATTGTCTCGCCCGTGTGCAAAGCGTTCCAGTCGGCAATCGTACTGCCTTCTGAAAACTCTCCATTCAGTGTAGCAATGGTATTGAACGTGTGGCAGTCGGAGTACTGCACACCCGCTGGGGTTACGGTCTGGTTCACGATCCGGTAATACGATCCTGACCAGTACACTGCGTCCCCCAAGGCCGTTGGATTCATTGCGCTATCGCCCAAGTCTGCTTCGTCGGAGCGACTGACGTTGAACGATATCGTGGCCTCACCACTGCCATAGACCTCAGCCAGTCGGTGCCCTGCATTCATGCCGATCAGTTTCTTCGTGACGAACTGGCTGTCCAGCGTCGCCCCAACTTCCTGAGCAGCCCTTGAATTGCCAGTGTAGATCGTCATCGTTTCAGGTTCCTTGAACGCCAGACCGTAGCCGACGATGTAGAGAGCGGGGCGATCAGCTACACCCTCAGAAACACGGTACGGCGCACGAACGGTGTCAATCGTAGGTGCCTGCATCGTGATTTCAATCTCACCACTCACGTTCGTTGTCTTGACCGTGATGCTTCCACCGTTGTCACGCCACCAGACAGGATCGACAATGTAGCCGTCTGCACCAGTGATGACATATGAGCCAAACGGTGACGTGTAAGGAACCGGCACACCCGCCACGGGGATCGGCTGGTTCAGGTAGATGAACGAGTTGTTGGTTTGAATCTTTTCAACTTTCGTCTCACCCTTTTCCAGCGTGTACACCGAGTCAGCCTTGTACATCACGTGCATGTTGTCAGCCTTAGGCTGTCGCTCGTAATAGTTGACTTCCACGGTGCGAGCGGTCTCACGATCCTGAATCTGCTCAGTCAAGCTGTTCTTGTAGAGTCGCTTGGCTGGGATATACGTCCCGTTGGTTTGCAGTCGCTTCGCTTCTCTAGCCCTTACCGCAAGCCGCCCGTTCACGTACTCAATGTCAAGGTCAAGGATCGCACACAGCTCACGCAGCTTGTCCCAGACATTGCCAGTGAATCCCGGAATGAAGTCTGGCATCTTAGCTATGTCAGCGGCGCTCGGTGGGGTTATCAGGTAAGGCTGGACCCAAGTCTGCGGTTGCGGGTAAACGCTTTGCAGTGTGGCATCCTCCGTGATGAACGCAATGTCAGGCGAGTTGTAAACCCTACCTGAGGTCAGCGCCGAATCCCAGCCCAACTGCATCCTACGCGGGATAGGACGATTACGGAAGGTAGTCGTCACGCCTACAGTTGTAGAGTCAGTGATGACTGAGTTCTGGTTCACATAGTCGTACTGCAACGCGCGGAACGTAATGTCCGCCTTGTCGTCAGCCGCGTTGGCCGAAAGCTGAGCCATGAAAAACACGTCGCTGCTATTAGCGGGAGCGAATGACCACGTCTTTAGCGTCGTAGCCGCAGCCGTACCAATCTTCTCCATGAGCGACCAGTTGTTATCCACTCGGCGAAGCGTGTAGATCACATCAGAGTACAGGTGCGGCAGGTAGCCGTTGATCCGATACTCAGAGAGGGTCAAGTCCCAAGGGACACGGATACCGAGCGTCAAGGTCTGCGACGGATTCACTTCCAGCCGTGGTGCGTCCCCACCCAAGGCTGTCTCTGTCGTGACGTAATCCTTGTAGTTGGTGGGAGGCCCGAAGTACCGCCACTTATAGCTGGACTGACCCAAGTATCCGATGTTGCTGTACTTGCTCAGGTACGTGTGCAGGTTTCCCTCAATGTTGTAAGGGGTCACGCCACACATGAGCAGCCAGTGGTTGATCGCCTCAGACACCGGGTAGTCCAGCGTGTCAGCTTGCAAGATCGGAAGGGTTGTCTGCTCCGTGTTCAGCCGCTCAAAGATAGAGCTGGCATCCAAGGTGGCCGCACCCGACGATGCGTTCTTACGCACCGCCGTGACGCGACCGTTGGAAACCTGCCCTGTTGGTTCGGTGAAGAACCTGAAACCAGTCCAGTCACGCAGCGTGACATAAGACCCGATCAATTTCTTTACGTCGAACCCGGCATCCGTGATGGTGGCGTTGAAGCTGGGGATTTCGCCCGAGCTGTCAACAGGATTGAACGGCGTGGCAGAAGCTCGTACTGAGTACGACGCGAGCAAGCCAATTGGCACACCCGTGTCAGTCATTGTCAATGACTCCATTAGATCACCCTGCTTTCTACGTTCTGGACTTCTGTGAAGTCAAGCGATAGTCCGACTCGATCAATACGGGACGACACCAGTGTGCCGTCTGAGGTATTGCCGAACTGTACGGCCCCAATGCCCTGACCGACCGGAATGAAGTTATTCGGATCGGAGGCTTGGAAGTCCACTGTTCCCAGTGACAGGCCATACAGCATCAATGTTGAGCCCAATGGCAAGTAAATGTCAAGCTCAATGATGGAGTACGTTGTGTTGGTTGCCGGGATAACCTCGGCCCCAACACCGCCCAGCGAAGTGAATGTGGTTATCAGAGTCCACGTGTCAGTGGAGGCGTTATAGCCCCTGACCCTGATACCTGCACCACCAGTGGCCGAGCCGTTGGCTGTCATGCGGTACGCCTTGCCGGGAATCCGGATATGGCGAGTGCGAAGCACACCCTCAACAGGAACGAGCGAACCGACAGGTGCCTGCCGGAACGTCACCCGCTTGTTTGTCTCGTACTGGAATGCACTAGGCACTGGCGATACCGGCCAAGGTACCACCGTGGGACGGCCCCAGCCATTCGACTGATAGGCCAACTGCCACGCGTTGCTCCAACGCGGAGGCAGGATATTCGTCTGCGGAATGCTTGGGTCTGTCAGCAGGAAGGGTCCGCGACCGAACTGACCGTTGAAACAGTCAATCAGGTGCTTTAGCTTCGTGCTGTCAGCGGCCCACGACATGTTGAAACTCTTGAAGGCCGTGGCGGCACGGTACGCAGACCGGCCACCACTAACCAACGGAGTTTGATCGCCGTCAACGCCACTGATAAAACCCATGCCGGATTCCGGGCAGCGAATCTCTTTGATCGCTCCCGGAACTCCGAAATACATGGTGTCTACCATTTATGTCCTCGCTCCCTTGCTGGCAAGAATCTTATTGCCTTCGTTTGCTGTTGTCGCAATTTCTTGTGCATCAGCGTACATGACAATTGGCCGATCTGCCAACCGTAGTATTTGCTGGATATTGTCTGCGGTCAACTCTACCACTTGAACCCCAGAACCGCCAGTCTGACCAGAGCCAGACCTTGGCACACCCACCGGACCACCCACGTTGTAGCGAGGGAGAGTCATGTTGCGAATAGCTTCCATGAACGGCAGACCGTAGTAGTCAACCGCTGGCTCAGGCTGGATGAACTCGCGTGAGCGAACGTGCACCAGACCCTTACCGTCAACCTGCGCAAGCATGTTATCCCGAGTCGGATCGCTAGGCGGTGTGCCCGGAATCAGACCACCAGAAGCGTAACCCGGACCAACGATGCCGCCCGTGTAGCGGAATGCAGGACCAGCCTGCACACCGATCTGCTTGGCCTTACCGATGTTGTCCCATGCTGCGGAAGTCTTGACACCAATCTGGGCGATTGTGTCAAAGAACTGCGAAGCATCAGCCGTAAAGGTAGTGCGCTGGTAGTCAGGGATTGCGTTGATCGCGTTGGTAAGACCGTTAGCGTTCGCTGCACCAGCTCCAAAGTCGTTATCCGAGTCCGTGTAGACGCGGTAAGGAATACGGTAGATGGTGTCAATGTAGCGCTGGGTCGTACCAATCAGAGCATTGACAGAACCTTGGTTGTAGCCCATCTGGTTCACCTGAATCCCGAAGGTCCGGGTCAAGTTATCCGTGTAGGCGGCAACCTGCTGCTGGCTTGCACCAGTTGAAGCGTAGGCCGTAATCATGCCGATCATCTTCGATTCCAGATCGCGCAAGGCGTTCCGGTTGTCGATAGCAGCCTGAGAGTAGCCGTCCAGTGCGTTCACACCGTTTTGAAGTTCGATCTGTTCCTTGCGGGACGTGTCGATGTTCTTCTGCTTCTCAGCAGCGGCAAGCCGAGCTTCCTCTGCCTGCTGCTCATAATCCCTAGCCCTGTCGCCCTCACCGTACTTGCGAGAGATAGCAGCCTCAATCTCAGCCTTTCGGGCTGCAACCAAGTCACCCTCGCGAGCGTTGTTCAACTCTTTCTGCTTGTCAATCTGCTCTTGGATGGTCCGAAGATCATCTTCGCGCTTCTTGTTGATCGAGTTGAGCGTGGTGTAGTAGTCGTCAGTCGCCTTCTGCAAACCATGCTGCTGGTCAAACGCGTGCTGCAAACCAGTCTGCAAGCGGTTGGCGTAATCGTCAACTGCCTTGGCAGCATCGTTGATTCCGTCAGCCGCATCCTTACCGGCCTTCTTACCAGCAGCGCCCGCCTTTGCAGCCTTAGCCGCAGCGTCGTCATAGCCCTGACCAAGGTTTTTCAACGCTTCGTTAGGACGCTTGTCAACAGGCGGTGCCGGAATGTTTACCGGGGCACTCTGCTTGGGGGCAGACTGCTTTGGCATCTTCGTGACACCGCGCTTTGGACCGCTGTTGGTGATTGCGTTACTGGTTGCCTGCATCTGCCCGGTAATGGCTGCGATAGCACCCTGAATACCGTACAGCAAGTTGCGTGCCCATTCAGCGAAAGCAATGAGGTTCTGCTGTCCGCTGGTGGTGTCAGTCGTAACCGTAGCCTGGAACTGCTGCTTAGTCGTCGCATCGTGTGCGAAGTTGCTAAAGCCAAACATGTCCTGAACGGCCGATTCTGTCTCAGCATCGGCAGTAGCTACGAACGGCTGTCCGAGCAACGTGGTTGCGTAGTAGACCAAATCAGCAATGTTCGACTGAGCCGGTTCAGCGTCCGCAGTTACACGAGCGACCGGAGGCTTGGAGTTCAGCTCACCTTGGATAGCGCCTGCTGTTTCACCAGCAACCTGCTTAGCCTGTGTGCCGTCAGCCGTGATCGGGACCGTGACTGGCACACCCGATGAAGCTGCTCCCTGCATGACCGTCTTGGCCTGATCGATAAAGACCCGAGCCTGTTCGGGGTTTACCCCGCGACCAACCAGCTCATTGAACAGACCGTCAACATACGAAGCGTAGTCCGCAGCCGCCGCCTCTGCCGTCATCTTGCCGTCAGCCTGAGCCTGAGCCAAAGACTGAGCGTACTTGACGACCGCATTCTGAGCGTTTTGCAGGTTCTCGCGACCACCCTGGGTGTTGATGGAGAAGTCTTGCGACTCCTGCAACGACTGACCCAGCTTATACAGAGCATCGTTGGCAGCGGCCCCAGCGTTCACCAGACCGAATGCAGCCGCAGCCGCATCGTTGATGTTCTGAGTCAGGACGTCAATTTTCTTTGACGCGCCTTCTCCTTCGTCACCGAACTCTTTCAAGCCGTCCGAGTCAACACCTGCAAGCTTCTTCACAGCTTCGTCAGCTACATCGGAGGACTTGCCAGCCTTGTCTACCTCGTTGCCGAGACGTTCAACGGTCTGACGCAGGAACTCCAGCTTGCGAGCCTTTTCAGAGTCGCCAGCCCAAGCAAACGGATTCTTCTCTCGCATGTCGTTGAGGTCTTTGAACCCCTGACTACGAGCAATGTCGTCCATCTTGTCGTTGAACTCGCCAACGCCAACCTTGCCCTTGCTGACAGCTTCCACCAGCGAGTCAAAGCTAACGCCAGCTTCCTTTGCAACCTCAGTGACGTTCTTGCCCCAGTTGCCAACTTCGATGTTAGAGCCGAAGCCCACTTCGATGTTTTTGAGCTGGTTCGCTACAGCTTCAAGCCCGTTGTCCGCGCCTTCCTTCATTGCTGTGGCGATAGCCTCACCAGCGGCCTTAGCCTTCTGCTGAGTCTCAATCAGGCCCAAGGTCAGCACACTCAGTGCGCCGACGATGATTCCGATAGGACCACCGACAGCGGAGAGCATTGCTCCACCGAGACCCCGGAGTGCCCCACCCTGCTTAGCGATGGACGTAACAACCCCATCAGAGCCTTGGATCATCTTGGCGTTACCTGCTGCGAATGTGCCGTTCATGCGTACAAAGTCAGCAGCCATAGCCGTTGTGGCACCCTTGGTCACCAGAGCGGTGACAGCAGCCTGAGCTGCAATGCCCTTCAACGAGAACGTGGTTTGCAGTGCAGCCTTACCGGCTACCTGCTGGAAACCGACCATAGCAGCCATGACGAATGCCATTGCCGTACGGATAGCGAAGAATACACCAACAACAGCTCCAAAGCCCATCAGCACACTGAGAATCTTGCCCAGTTCAGGGTTGGCCTTGATGAAGTCGTTGACAGCAACGGTTCCATCCTTCATGACCTCTACGAGCTTGGCGAGGATACCCAGACCGCCAGCACCCACGGATTCACCGAGGTTAGCCAGAGCGTTGCCGAGCTTCTGCAAGTTTGCAGCGAACGTCTGGAACACCTTAGCGGAGGACTCGTCAAGGAACGTGCCTTCGTTGTAGGACTTGTTCGCGAGGTCGATCTGCTCACCGAGGAAGCCGTACTGGTTAGCCATTGCGAGGATGAACTGACGTTCACGCTTTTCCTTGACACCCAGCTCGTCAAGGATGGAGCTGAATGAGCGTCCACCTTCCATGGCCTTGCCAATGCCCGTGATGTACTCACGGAAGAACGTAGCCGGATCAGCATTCTTGCCAGTAACCAAACTCCGCACACGGTCACCTGTGGTGCCCATAATGTCGGCGTACGCCTGCAATTTCTTACCGCCGTTTTCGGCAGCGTCAGTGATCTTGAAGATTGTGGCTTGGAATGCACCACGAGCCAGTTCGGGACGGATACGCATGGACGCCAGAGCGCCACCCAGACCGACGACTTCCTGAGCGGAGAAACCTGCCAGCTTAGCCAGCGGCGCGAGCTGCTGAGTGATAGCAATGATTTCGGTTTCCGTGGCCGCAGAGGACACACCGACCTTGGCGATTGCAGAGCCGAGCTTTTCGTACTCGCTAGCATCCAAGTTGAACGCGGAACCGATACGACCGAATGCTGCGCCAGCCTCTTCTGCTGACACACCCGTGGCAGCGGAGAACTTGGCTACCGTCTCAGTGAACGATGCGAGGTTCTCAGCAGAGATACCGAGCTGAGCACCGAGGGACGCGATCTTGGTCATTTCGCTGAATGACTGAGGAATCTCAGTCGTGAGGTCTTTCAGAGACTCTTTCAGGTCGCCCATGTTCGCAGCGGTGCCCACAGTCGTGCGCTCTACCTGAGCAAAGTCTTTCTGGAAGCTGGCAGCTACGGCTGTCGTAGCGACAGGGATCGTCAGCAGTGCAGCAGAAATCGCCCGGTACGTTGCCCCAATATCGTAGAGCAGGTAACGGGTGTTGGACATTGAGCCAGCCAGTTGCAGCGTGGAGCGGTCAGCATCCTGGGCACCCTGCTGGTAGCCCCTGATTGCCCCTGTAACGGCCTGAAAGCTGTTGGATGCAGTCTCGTTGGCACGAGCAGTTGCGGTGCGCTCACGGGACGCTATGGCCTCCGTACGAGCGGCATTCAGAGCAGCGCGAGAATCCTTCTCACGAGCCTGAGCAAGTTTGAGGACGGCAGCAGCCGACTTGTTTGCGGCAGAGTCAGAGTCCTGCTGCGCCTTCGTTGCCGATTGCATTGCAGCAGTTGTTTTGGACAGTGTGCCCTGAAAACGGTTCAGAGTCTTGTCAAGATTATTGAGGGTTGAGTCGAGCTTATCTACAGCCGAGTCAACGCTTTTGAGGTTTTTGGCCGCTTCCGAGGTATCTACTTCAACCTTGGCTTCAAACTCATTAGCCACAAACTCACCACCTTTATCACATTATAGGAACTAAAGCAATCCTATCATGGGTACGCAAAAGGGAGGCACCCGAAGGTACCTCCCTATTACGCCGATGCAGCGGCCTCTTGTGCCTTGGCTTCGAGCGCCTCGCGCTCAGCCTTAGCTACAGCTTTGTCAATCTTATCTTGGAACCAATCCATCCTTGTGGGAAGTGAATCGTCCTCACCCGGCTCGACGTCCATGTAAGGAACAACGTACGGTGTCCGACCCTTTTTGCGGTCGTAAGATTTCTTGCTGGTTTCTTTGTCCTCGAATTGGCACGAGTAGCACTCGATGTGATCGAGCTTGAACTCCATGTAGGGGTTCTCACTGTGTGCAATCCAAATCGGCAAACCACAGCTTTGGCATTTCTCTTCGTCAATGATCTGTAGAGCCATTGCCAATGCTTGGTCATGTCTGTGATGCTTGCGAACCTTTTTACTGCCAGTCAAAACAGCCGTAGGGGACCAGCCCCATTCCTTGGCCGTTTTGAGTGGCAGCAGCAACCCTCGGTTCTCAGGTTGCGTTAGGACTTCGACAAAAAATCGGCGTCCAGAGATTCATCGAATACGTGCGAAGAGCGCGTGAGTTTGGCACACAAGCCGTCGATCTTAGAGAACTCGGACTCGATCAGAACGTCATCAAGCTGCGCAATCTCGTCGTAGGTCCAGCCGTGACCGTCTACAGTGCCGTCAGCGTTCTCCACCTTGATGATGGAATGGCGCATCAGCTCGTAGGTAAGGTTCCGGTTGTAGCCCTCCTGCTTTTCAGCAATGGTGGCTTCGTCATCGTCCTTAGCGATCTTGAACTGCCGACGAGCTGCGTCTGCAATAACCCGCTTGACCTTAGGAGGCACACCCCGCATGTGGAACACAAGTGCGGTGAGCTTGATCTGCTTTTCCAGAGTTTCGATCTCTTCGAGAATCGCGTTCAGCTCAGCGGACGCAAGCGAACCCTCAGCCTCTTCGAGCTTGCGATCTTCATGCAGCTCTTCAAGCCGGGCAGCAGCTTCGCCGTCAAGGTAAACACGAACCTTGCCGGTAGGGTACTTCACGCCACGGATAGCGTCAAGAACGCTAAACGGCTTCTCAGCCTTCATTTCCGAGACGATGTTTTCAATCTCCTGATTGACTTCTGTCATTGGTTTCCTCCAATAAGAAAAGGGAGTCCACCCAACCGGGTGAACTCCCTCATCCTATCACAACTTAGAGCAGCTTGTAGTTCAGGTTCAGAACGCCCTGAGGCAGGAACGGAACAGTGAACTGAATAGCGGAACCGCCGTCACCCTCTACGTCAGCAGGGGAGTCAGAGATAACGCGGAATACCGAGACGATATCGCCAGCAGCAGCCACCTGATCGGACTTCTTACCGTGACGCGATACGAGGTAGCCCTCAACGCGCGGAACCTTGAACAGGTTGAACGCGGTCACGTAGATCGCGGTCACTGCAACGAGGTCGGAACGGAAGAACGTCAGAGACGCTTCGTAGTTATCAAATGTCGGGGTCTGAACATTCGAGTCGTCACAGATGCTCTTGGAGTCATCCGTGTCAGAGCCGGTCGCGCCGAGCGTGTAGCCCGTAACGATAGCACACGAGATATTCGTACCCGCATTGATTTCAGCGACAGTCGGTGCCATTGGGTTTGCGATACCCGCAAGCGGAACCCACCAAATGGTGGTGTTTGGACTCATCATTTTAGCCATAATTATGCCACCAATGCAATGTACTGTTCCATCCGGCCCTGAGCCAAGAACGGAACTGTGAGCTGAATAGGACCGGAATCTCCAACCACGTCAGCCGGGTTATCGGAGATTACCTTGTAGCTGGAAACCAGATCGCCAACGGCTGCGGCTGCGCTAGACAGCTTACCGAGACGGCGAACAAGCCAGCCGCTTGCGCCCTTCTGCTTGAAGAACTGGAAAGCCTTGGAGTAGTCAGATGCGATATCTGCTACGTCAGCGTCACGGAAGAACGTGAGGCTTGCTTCGTAGTTCTTAAAGGTAGGGGTCTGAACGTTTGCCGCATCACAAATGCTCTTGGTGTCATCGGTGTCCGAGGACGTAGCATTCAGAGTGTAGCCACTGACAATGGCACACGAGATATTACGTGCGGCAGTCAGAAGCGCGGCAGACGGTGCAGATGGGTTCCAGTTGGCGGATTCAGGAACCCACCAGATGGTCGTCTTAGGACTCATCATTTTTGCCATTACTTAGCACCTTCCTGTGCTTCGGGCTCAGCTTCGTCCTCAACAACCGCTACCTCAGTTGGGGTAAGCGGTTCGTCAACCTTTGTTGCCTTGCCGGATTTCAGAGCTTCAAGCTCTGTCTTTTTGATCGGGCGGTAAACGTCTTTCAGTTCCTCGTAATAAGAAACAGGGACAGTCTCGACCAGATTCGTGATCTTGTGGACCACAGTAATAGTATCGCTCATAACACACTCCTTAGTCTTATTCAAGTTTAGCAGGGTTTTTATGGTACGAACACGTCAGAGTTGACGGTCGTGGTATAGACATTCACCCCTGCAAACCGGGACGGCTTACCCAGACCCGATACCTGCCCTGTGCTTCCGTACAAGGCAGAGTCCACTTCGCCGCAATTCGTAGGCTCGAAGCCCAGCAGCAGCTTGTCAATTCGATCAAGCAGGTTGCGACAATCGTTAGGATTGTTTGCCACCGCTCGAACGACGATATCCATTTCACGGCCGTTTAGCTTGGCCCCGGCAATTCCGTCATTCTTCTTTGGGCCTTTGACCAGACCACCAAATGAAATCGTTGCGTGCGGCTTGATTGTCGCAGTGCCAGGAATTAGCGGCATTTCGTTGTCGTCCGGAACTGATTCGTCAAAAATATCAGCGTTTGGCACACCCGCTTTTATGTGCTCATAGACCTCTTTAGCGGCGGTGTAAGCGCTCACTTCTTCCTCATTTCTTTAGTAAGCCCTTCTTCAAGAACTTGCTGCGCTGCCCTCAAACCATTACGCAGAGCAAACATGCCGGTGATCTGGAACTTGCCGAATGCCATACCACCATGCTCTTGCGTCAGGAAGTACTGCTTGTGGTTGTAGAGCCAACCGAACCGAACCGTAAAGCGCTGGTGCCGGAATGACGTCGAGTGAGTCACCTTGTTGAACATGTTGCCCGTGTCATAGCGGTCAGGCTTATTTGGGTTGATGCCAGACGGTGTGCTCATGATCGTGTCTCGCATAGCCTGCTGTGCAGCGATACCCGCCCGGATAGCTGTCTCTTTTGAGCGAGTGTTGAGCCTGTCCGAGACACTGCCAGTGAATTGCTTCATGACCGTTTTGAGCGGCGCACTCTTGCGCTTTACGCCTGCCATTACTCCTGCTTCATGTTGGTCTGACAGATCAGCGTCCGGTGCCATGCGTTGGTGGAGCTAGGCCACCCTCGCAGGTACAGCGTCATGCCTTCCATGTCAGGGTCCGACTCGTCTTTTACAACCCGTACACGGTCGTTTACGTGCCACTCGAAATTGGCTGGATAAGCAATCTCGTTGTGCTCAAAGTTGAACTGAACGCGAAACTGCTGGAACTCTACGCGGTCCTCAACAAAGTCACGGTTGTTCGGCCTAGCCAGCTTTTGCACACGAGCGCGACCCACATAGATGGGTGTGAACTCCTGTGTGCTCTGCCCAGTGTCAAAGTCGTACTCAGCGGCAGGGCCGGGACGGTCGATGATGATGCGGCCTAGCGAGGCGGTGCCAACTGTATACCTGTGGTGGTAAGCCCACCGAGGGTGAAAGATCGTGCTCAGCACGTTTGCCTCCTAGTAAAGTCGAAACGGTTCGCAGTACTCCACAAAGTCGGTAACTACGAAATTCTCTTCCAAGCCAAGCGCCTGATCCTCGTCACGCTGCTGACGACGCAAAGCGTCCGCTCCCTTGCGCATGGCGTCTGCCACGGCTGGGCCGTCAGTTGACAAATCCTCAGTACGGATTTTCTTGGAAATGTAAGCCTCATTGATCGCCAGTGCGTCAATTGCTTGTGCTGCTGCCAGCTTTACCTTGTCGCCATTTACTGCGAGGAAAGCCTGGATTTGGTCGTCCTCAAAAATGTACGCCGCATCAGCCAGAGGATTCTCAGGGTCGTCGTACTTTTTGATATCAGGAATGAGTGACCGGACCTGCCCTACGGGCGTCTGGTAATTCGGTGGGTAAATTGAAGTAGCCATGTTCCAATTCTACCTTGGGCATGGCAAAGCCCCCGACACCGGGAGGAACGGTATCGGGGGCTGGCCGGAAGTGGTTTCACGAACTGTAAGAACGGCATTACCCACTGATTTGAATGCTGGCCCGACCGCCAATAACTTAGGCTATGCGTCGGGGGCATGTATATAGCTTAGCACACCCCCGGGCAAAAGAAAACCCGCCCCTTGATGCCTAAGCATCAGAGGGGGCGGGTGTCTAATTAGCTACCAGTGGACGCGTACAGAGCACGAGGCTTGACGGTCGCACCAGAAGTTACGTGACGCACACGGTACTGAATCTCGTCGTGCGAGAAGCTGCCTTCCAGAGTCGGAACAGCACCACCACCGAGGTAGAGGCCACCGTTGCCCATCTGGCGGAACTCAGGGGCTTCGTGACCACGCAGGAAGTTGACAACAACTGCGGTACGAGTACCATCGTCGCCACCATCCGGTACGAGGTACCAAGTCGTCGCTGCCTTTGCAGACACGTCGATCTTGGTGAGCCAGTCGTTCACCGTAAGGCTGATGTTACCAGTGATCGGAGTCAGGGACTTCGTACGGGTAACGGTAGAACCGTTCGTGACCTCAGTGAAGATTTCCGTGGTGTTCAGAATCTGCTTAGCGGTCAGTTCCAGTGTGCGAGGCACAACCAGACGCCAGCGGTTTACCGTGACGTAGTTGCCGTTGACCTTGCGGTTCAGGACGGCCTGCTGTGCGAGAGCGATGTTGTCCAGCGTCAGTGGCTTGTTGTCCACTGCGTTGCCGTTGCCAGCGTTGAACGTGTTAGCGTTCGGGCCGGTTGGCGACGTGAGCTGGAGGGTAGCCTGAGTGTCCTCAGTGTTCGACGCCAGCGTACCGAGGTACTTCGGGAGTCCCTGCAACAGGTCCCACTGGTCGTTGATAACGGCTTCCCACGAGAACGGTGCGCGAGCACCCTTCTTCGACAGAGCAATCTGAGCCTCACCGACGCCCCAAGAAATCGTTGGGTACTCAGTCAGCTCTGGAATGTTCGGCAGCGAATCCGGAGCAGTAATCTCCCCGCCGTTCATTTCTGGAAGCATGGTCCAGTCCGCAAACAGTTCGCGGAACAGATCAGGACGGAAGTCATTCATCACGTTCTTACGTGCGAAGTCGGTCCAAATCTTCGGGGTAGCAGCGTACTGGTCAAGTACTGCCTGCTGGGTCAAGTCCTTGAACGACTTCAAAAGATCGGAAGTCGAAATGGACTCTTTCAGATATGCGGACTCAGTCAGCAGACCTTTGATAAGACCCTGTGCGCCTCGGTCGCCTGCGACAGCGTCACCGAGAATCTTAGCTACTTCGAGCAGCTTGCTCATAATTTTCCTCTATTCCTTATGCGCTAGCAGTGTCGTTGCCAGTCTGGATCAGTCGAACAGTTGCAGGGCCGGTGCCCGCACCCTTCGCAAAGATCGCAGCACCGAAAACCTTGTTACCAGTAGCGGTAGCTGTCAGGGTGTTGTCTGTCTTGATGTAAACAAGCTGGCCTACGGTCAGTGCACCAACAACGGTTACACGCCAAGCGCCAGTAAGTGCGACAGATGCATAGCCGGTACCGTTACCAACACCACCCGGTACTGCTGGCGGACCAGCGACACCTGCGTCAGTCTGTGCAACAGCATTCAGCACACCGACGCGAACCGGATCACCGGATTTGATCGTCTGCGGTACTGGAAGGGAAACCCACTGTGAATCCCTGAATACTTCATTGGTAGCCATTTTGGCTCCTTCCTACGTCTACTATCAATAGTAACGTAAATTTGCAAGTTCTGTGACAAAACGCTTTGCGGGATAATTCCCAAACGTCTGGGCCTTCACCCCGCTGGTGTATTGGTGGACAGTTGCCCCCTTGAATACGGTACTTTGCACACCGACTCGTACACCGCGAGAGAAAGGATCACCCCCTACTTAGCCAAAGATGGACTTGGATGCGGCCTTGATCTGCTCAGCTTCGGAAAGCTTCGAGTTCTTGTCCTCATCTTCGACATTACCGAATACGCCCTTGTCCTTCATGCTCTCGGTAATAGCATCAACCTTTGCCTTTTCTGCATTCACAGCTTCGGCAAGATCGGTACCAGCTTCGACAGCGGTAAAGACAGCAGCGCGGGACGGAGCGGGAAGCTCAGCCTCGGTAACAGCCGTGTCAATCTCGGTATAAGTAGGTTTCTTGGATTCCACGACTTCTGGGGCCGGGGGAGTAACTGCAACAATGAGTGCCTGCACAGCGGTCACAAGGTCTTTTACGTCCTTGTTCTGGGCGTCCAGAGACTCAGCGAGTTCCTTAGGAAATTCCATATCATCCTCTTCCTCGGGTGCGTCAGCAGTGTGAGCGCCCTTTGATTCGAGCAGAGTCGAGAATTTACCGCCCCGACCTGCTTCTGTAACAATGTCAACAGAGTTGACCTTTGTGAGCCGAACAAGGTCTTTATCCCCTGTGTCGGATTCCTCAACTTCGCCCTCAGCGCTAATCGACATTCCGATTACGCCAGCGAGTGCGCGTTCTTTTACCCACTCTCGGTGATCCGAGAAAATGTGAGCTTCCTGAAATACTGCACGTTCCGCCTCGTCCCAAGTCGCGTCATTGGTGAAGTAACCAACGATTTCCTTGGCGCTGCGCTCCGGCCGATTTTCCTGATCTATTTGTCCAGCGTGGTCCATGTAGATTTTGGCACCGGCTTTGAACAAACCAATGTCACGCTTTAGAACTTCACCCTTGTAATTCGCGGACGAGCCTTTGCCCTCCGTGATTACCCGAACACGCCAACGCTTGCCCGAGAGTTCCTGACCAGCAAAACCATTTGACTCTTCAAGATGGGTCATTTTCTTCTCCGTTCTGCTATGTATAAGAGTATCAGGTTTTCCATACCACGAAAAACACCCGCCGTCAAACGACAGCGGGTGTTCATCATTTACTGCTCTTTACCGTAGGTTCCCGGCTCGTATTGCCTAGCCCCCTCAACGTCACGGTTTTCGTGATCGCCGTAGGACGGATTGGCGGACGCATCCTGCTTCACCTTAGCCGCCTCAGCAGCCTGTTCCTCATTCTTCGTCAATTGCAGAATCAGCAGCCCAAGCTCTTCCTCAGTCGGAAGCTTATTCTTGTTGTCAATGCCCAAGGCGTTGACAAGGTAATCGCGAACTTCCTGATCGTGCAAGACGTTCGCACCCATGGCCGTAGTGATTGCCTGCACACGCTTCAACGTAGGCTCAGATTCGATCTTAGGCCAGACGATTTTGGCGGTCTTACCAAAGTAGGTGAACACGCGCTCGTAGAAGTTGGTCCAGAGCTTCTGTCGCATTTCCATTGCCTTGATGGTCGGCTCGGAAAGCGTCTCACCAGCAGAGCGGTTGGCAGAGCCAGCATCCGAGGTCAGCGTTGTCAGCGGAATCTCCAAGCCAGCGGCGACCATAGCTGCCAGCGGCAGACCTGCCCCAAAGTCCACAGAGTTAGAGCTGCGGCCCACAGATTGCAGGTTCATGTTCGACGTGAGCCCTGCTGTGCCGCCAACGTCATTGAGCTGACCAGTGAGCGGGTTACGGCTAGGCGGTGTCCCTACGCGTGCGCTGACGGAGTTCACGCCTGCTGCCGTATTGGAGGTCACCTTCCACGCAAAGCGAGCGTACGCCTTGGTGAGGGTCTGCATGGTTTCAAGGAACTCTTTGTAAGCCTTGCTCCACCAGATGACGCTCATGAGGTCTGGCACACCCCACTTCCAACCAACCTGACGGTTGACGAACGTGTGCAGAATTACCGAGTCCCAAACCACCGGAACACCAGCGATTCGTGCTGGCCTACCGTTCGACACGTCATAGTCGTCGGCAGGGTAGTAAGCCTGCTTGGTTTTCTTGTTCTTGTTCTCGGTCGAGTAGTTGACCGACTCGGACTCCCACTGGCGCTTGTAGAACCAGATATCTTCTGCGTTGTCAGGGTTGCTCACGGTGCCGGTGATCTGGCTCATGGGAACACGTTCCAGCGTGCCATTGCCCTTGCCGCGTCCGCGCCCACGAGTCATGAGGGTGAACATGTTGCCGTCAGTAGAGAGCAGCGCTTCGTTCTCAGCCTTTGCCTGATCTGAGAAAAACCACTTGTAATTCTTCACATTCTTTATCAGGGCTTCGTTATCCGACAGGCCTTCAAAGATGCAGCCCTGTCCGTGCACGTACGAGGTACGCACTGCGATACCGCGCTTGATGATCGGGTTAGCGACCAACAGACCACGCGTGATAAGGGCGGTGTCCTTCACGGACTTCAAAGGGATTTCGTTCACGTCAGTGTCGTCGCCCAGCGGCTTCCAGCCCCGGTCGTCAATTGCGAGAACAATGTCAGCCAGTGACTCCTGCAAGCGCTCAATTTCGATCTGAGCGTTTTCAAGCCGGTAGTCAACGTTTACTTCATCAAGTTTTTGTTCCGTAGACACAAAGACTCCCATCAGGGTTGATTACATTCTTACTGTAATTCTACCCTAATGGGAGTCTAAAGAGTGCTTACCAAGGGGAAATCTGCGATTCCCGCTCGTATTCTGCGCCAAACAGCTCTTCTAGCGTCAATTCGACCATTTCGCCGGGCATCTTGGATGCCAGCGGATCAGTCACGTCGATGTTCAATCGAGCTGCTGCGTATACAGCGGCGTCAGCATAGTCAGGAGACTTCATGCCGCGCTTCTTCATTTCCTTTTTGGACTCAATCTGCAACACCGCACGAGGGTTGTCGAAGTGGTACTGAATGATTTCCAGTTCCTCTTTGAGCTTCCGGTCTTGCGGGTCCATGTCCACGAGTCCATCCGTCATCTGCTGACGGAAATCGTCGTACCAGTAAGCACGTGCGTTGAGCCACTTCGTCTGATCCGGAGTCGCACCGTTACCGATCATGCTAACGACAAGGTACTGCTCGTCAGCTCGTACGATCAGCTTATCCACGACACCAGCACCGACGCCCACGCCGTCAACTCGTACTTCCTTGACGTCATGTTCCAAGGCGAGTTGATTGATTCGGTTGGCTGTCTCTTCCGTTGACGTCTGCCCCCACTCACCTACAAGGCGAATGTGGCCGGAGCGGTACAGATAGACGGTCGTCTTGTCCACACCGAACCGCGCAATGTCACAGCCCAGCACACCCGGCTCGTCAAGGTCAGGGTCAATCTCAGTGTCGCTGCCCTTAGCCAGAGTGATCTGGTTGAACAGGGTGTTCTCTGAGAAGTCAGGGAACTCGCCCAGCACCTTTGCGAAGTACCGGGGATCGTCCTTGCCCCATTCCTTGATTCGGTCCTCGACCCAGGATTTGGAGGTCAGACCCTTGGCGATATCTGCCGGAACCTTTTCCCCAGTGAAGCCGGGAGTATCGAACGCGGAAATGGTGAATCGTGCCCACGGAGCATCCACATTCTGGAATGTCCGGTGGAACTCAGTACCACGGTTATCGGGGTTGCCGATGGTAAGGATTCGTGCGAAGTCGTTGGTCGTGATCGCTTCAAGACCCGTGTAGAGAACCTGAGAGATACCGCCAGCTTCGTCAGCAATAGCCAGAACGTAATCTTCGTGGAAACCCTGAAAGCTGGAAATGTCCTGATCGTCAGGCTTGCGGCCAAAGGCCACGAGTGTGCCATTTATCTTCCACTCGTTGGTTTCCAGCACCTTGCCGGGGAGCTTGTACTTAGCGTGGATCGTGCGAATGTAGCGCCACAGGATTCGAGTTACCTGATCGAACGTGGGAGCTGTGGTGACCACCAGCGCCTTGCCCACAGGGTGAACATCGACCCACCAGCACACCAGCAGCGCGGCTAGAAAGGATTTGCCAACGCCGTTGGACGACTTCACCGCCGTACGCTTGTTCTCCACAATGGAACGGCCGATTTCAGCTTGCTTGGACCACAGGTGCATCCCAAGGCGTTCCTTCACCCAGAGAGCTGGGTCTTTACGCCATGCTTCCTTGCGTGTTTCCTTGGAGAACTCCGAACTCGCAGTCTTTAGTGCTTCTGCGAATGTCCTCATTAGACCTCCTGCAAACCTGCGAGAAAGTCGTCAAACGCGGACGGGTCCTCAGCATACAAATATTGGATTCGCAGCAATTCCATTGCCAGTGATCGCGGATTGGAGCTGGAGAAAACAATGTCCTGTACCGCTGCCCAGTCAGGCTCACCGGGGTCATTCTGGTGCATTACGTCCAGCACACGGAGCAGTTCTTTATTCAATGATCTCAGCCTCTTCCTCATTTGCGGCCTCAGCGAGAGCCTTTTGTGCCTGACCAGCAAACCATGGCTGGAACTCTCCAAGCAGTTCTTTACGCAAGTCGTCCAGACTGTCAGCGCTCGAAAGCTTGTCCAGAATGTAACCCTGCAAGTTGTTTTGGAATGCGAGCATGATCTTCATAATCATGTGCATCTGGTTTTCGGTGATCTGTTGCAGCTCGTCGCGCACGTCCGCGAGACGTTCCTTGTTCAGACCTTCCAACTTTTCAAGCTGTTCCAGAGCACCCAGCATGTTCTTTACCGAATCAGCGTCAGCAGCCTCAGTGCTTTCGACACGCAGGGTTACCAGTTCGAGCAGGTGCTCCAACCGCATAAGGTGCAGTTCGAGCCGTTCCTCACCGGACATGCGCTGCCGATTTGAAATGAAGTCTCGCCACTCTTTGAGCGTCTCTACAGGCGTAAGTCCGTATTTCGCAGCGATTGTTTCAATGGTAGAGCCACGAATCAGCTCAGGGATAATCATGCGCTGAACGGTGGTCATACCGTTTTCGGTCTTGCTGACCATTTCGCTAGCCATATCAAACTCCTATCTATAAGTCAAGCCCAGCCTATCACAATGACAGACTGGGCTTGACAGTTACGACACTGGTGCGCCGTACTTGTTTCCGAGGTACCTGTTCACGGCAGCTCTTGTAGTCGCGTCGTGCAGTCCCCTATAGATAAGCGTTCTAATGTGAACACTTGACGTGCTTGGAGCATTAATTACTATCCGCTCATTGGGAATATCCATGGTTATGCTGTCTGTGACCGTTGGCTCGTTATTCACCTGAATGAACGCCTTGCCAGTGTTGTCAATACCCCACGTAGCCACGTTCGGTGTTACAAGCGACCGGGAAACCAGCGCACCGGCCCCACCCGTCCTACGAACAATCAAGTTGTTCCCAGGGTTTGACGATGCTTGTTGCCGCAAGGTCAAGAACTGATTTGGGATCGTGTCATTCAAGGCCGTTGCCCCGTAAGTCAGGATGATAGGCACGTTGCTGTCAGGGATGTCAATAAGGTTTTGATAGACCGTGTAAATAGTCCTTGCCTCAGTGTTACCAAAGCCTCCGCTAAGAGTGGTAGAACCTACGTCAGTTATGTCGTACAACGGTTTTCCAGCCAAACTCAGAAGTTGTGGAGGGTACCCAACTGACGTGCTGGCATTGGCTGCGCCGTCCCACTTGCTGAACGGCTTAGTGCCGTCCACGATATCCCCGGTATAGACACCCGGAACAGACATGTGCGGACCTACGTCAACGGTATCTCCAGCTTGCAGCCTGTTAGTAGTGAACAAGAGGCTTAGTGAAGCGTTTGCAAACGACGGAGCTCCCACTACTCGCAAGAGCTGCCATTGATCTGCAACAAACGTTACCGTGCCCTGAACCAAAAGGTTCGCACCCGATGGGTCCCTATAGCGCACATCGGCCGATACACTACGAGAGCAGCGCACCCACATCAGGTTAGTGCGAGTGATACTCGCTGGATGCACACTGTCCGTTGGGTTCACACCAAGCGCTGCCCCAGTAATGAGCTGCTGTGTGCGAGCGAACTTAGGCGTTGCTGCTGGACGGTCCAATGACTGCCACACCGGGCGCGGAGCATTGCCAGAAGAGACAATGGATGCTGGCAGCGGTGCGATCTGGTTAGAAGTAGTCTGGTGTGCCGTACCAGTCCACGAATAGGTGAAATCACCTGACGCTGCGAATGATCCGTCAAAGTAGTCAAACAGGACTGAGTGCTTCTCAATCAGCACACCGTCCGTGTAGATGACATGTGCGCCGTTTGTGTAGTTCCTGACTACCAGATCGACACTCGCGGTATTTGCTGGAGCAATGTGGCTCACACTGAGGCGTTGCCAATCGCCTGTTGCTGTGACTGTCGGAGCAATCTTGTTCGTCAGAATAGCCTGAGCTGAGTCCAGGAACCTAGACTCCAGGGTCATCTGCTTTCCAGCCTCTCCAAGCATCCACACAGACAGAGTAGCGGACTCTCCCGAAACGGCGGCAACACGTCCCGAGTTCAGGAACGCCCCACCATTCAGAGCTGTGCAGTCAGCACGCATAGACCACGTGCCGAATTTGGCCTTATCGTTTACACGCGTGATGGTGGTTACTGGGACTCCGGCCCCTGACCATCCATTGAGGTTAGTCTCAAACGAGCTGTTCCAGCACAAGTTGCTGCGTACGAACGTACTGCCCGATGTAGCGTCCCATCTAGGGTTTTGATCATAGTTCCTTACGGGCTGTGAGCCCGCATCAATCTGATCCCTACGCAAATGACTTGCCTCCTACAACTCCGAGCCAGTCGGTTCCATCCCACATGAGGTGAATGACCGATTTTGAACTTGCTGCTGCCGCTGGCTGCTGTGCGATACCATCAGGCCACTTCACGGACGCGGGCCACGTAATGGTTCGGTTGCCAGTGCCGTCCTGACGCAGTACCAGCGAGATAGTACCAGTGCGAGCAGGTGTCAGTACCGGAGTGAACAGCGAGAGCGTTACGTTGCCTGTCAAGGTCCATGGCTGGACGCTTGGCATATCCGATTCTGCGAGAGATACCGCTCCAGACTTATTTGCAGACGCGGCAATAGGTGCCATGTCCCCAGCTACGCCCTGTGGTCCTTGGATCATGATGGTTCCAGGGTCCATAGAGACGGGCATGAGGTCCACGATGTCCCATGTCTCGCCCTCGCGCACGAAGATGGAGAAGGACGGCAGAACCACGGAGTAGCCGCTAGCTACCTCTTTGAGGTCGAACTCGACCTTCCACGTGAAGTTCGTAGGGTTGAAGAGAGGGGAGTTGGACGCTGGCAGCTCAATACCCACATCTGTCTGCCCTTTGGGCACTATGCGGCCCTGAGAGTCGAACTCGGCATCAAAGGTCATCGGGATGATGACGGCCTTCTTCGTTGGCATACGCAGGGGGTCTTTGGCCTCGCAAGTGAAGGTGACCTTACCAGTGACAACGATCAGTTCAGGATCGGTGTCCGCATCAATGTTGTCCTCATTTACGAAGTAGAACTGACCCGTTACAAGGCCAGTGGGAATCTCGCTAGGCAAAACTGCCATTGTAACTCCTAAGTGTAGTTGTGTCTACCCCTAATCATACCGTAAAAGGGCATGGAAAAGCCCCCTAAGAGCGGTACACACCGTTGCACTCTTAGAGGGCTTCCCTCTCGTTCGGGGTTCACCACTGGACCCCTACGTTATCGCGGTAGGCTAAGGTTTCTCTTACCATCGGCCGTAAGTCTAGCGTTGCACCGCTAGCGACTCGCCCTACCGCCGATCAGGGGGACTAGGCTACCTACCCGTGCAAGGGGAGCACCTAAGAACGTAACCTGATCATACTACTACAAACTCGTTTGAGGCGTTACCGGAGCGTCCATCTGTTCTCCACGACCACACACCGTGAGATATGCATGGTCCCTCAAATCAGCTAGCAGGTGTAACCGACCTAAGTCGAAGCGACACCCGCCGCGTCGGGATAGAAGGATTCGAACCTCCGACCTCTCGTGTCCAAGACGAGCGACCTACCAGACTGGCCTATACCCCGTTGTGCTGTTGATTACGGCTCAACAACAAAAGCCGGGTTCATACCACCGAGGATGGAGAGGGATTTGAACCCCCAGCCGGGTACCGCGCGCGCTTTGCCGGTCTCAACTCTTGTAGGAGCCAAGCTGTCTACCAATTTCAGCATCCATCCACGAACGTTCCTCAGCACTGGCGTGTTTACGTTCAACCATCACAGCGGGAATTGTTAGATTTGCACTAACGAATCCGAAGAACCTGATTTACAGTCAGGCGGGTTTGGCTACTTCCCTAAACTCCCGTTTGAAGTTCCCCCGGGTCCACTCACCCGCGTCACTCCCAACCGCCCTGTCCAGCAGAGGGGAGTCGAACCCCTTACTCTACCCTCTCCACGAGGGTAGCGTGTCACCCAACACCGCCGCTAGCTGGCAAGATTTGTGAAGCCGACTCTATATCTATAAGTTGCTCGGTTACCGGATATCTATAAGTTGCTCGGTTACCGGCTCTTGCGCTTGCCGTAGTACTACTCTATCACAGGTTTTCGGGGCTGTGCAACCCCATATTTGGGTCCAGTTCTAGAGGGTATTTCTCATAGTTTACATGGAAGCTCTTGGGCTGTCCAGTCGTGCGGTAGCAGGTACAGGACGAATCCTGACCTCCCTTGATTGTCTTGGGGCAGTGCCCTTTATGTTCGTTCATCAGTCAATTATGGCACACCCGGGGGCCGAAAACAAGCTTTAGCAATACGATCACCACCATATACCCCCTTTGCTCTAGTTGTACTATTTTTTATTTCTGTTTGTTGGGAGAGTTGGATAGAGAAACCCCTAAAAATGGCCTCAAAACCCATATTTCGTCTAATTTTGGCTAGTTAGATGCAAATGCATGGAATATGAACCGATTCAAATCCATATTGTTGGAAAACGAGAGTAAACTACCGTATTCTCGCAATATGGCCGTAAACTGCGCATTCCTAAAGAAAAAGTGTTCTGTACTGGGCTTTGTACTGGTTGTTGACACTGCTCGGCGGGTGTGCAAGACTAGATGCAAGAGCAATTCACACGTATATAGGAGGTACACATGGAAGACGTAATAGACCTGATCGACAAGCGCATAGATCGCTGCAAGCTGATCCTGCGCACGCGTACAGACAACGACTGGAACTACAAAATGGGCGATCTGAGGGCTTATCGGGAGCGAGAGCTACTGCGTTCACAGCTAACCGTATTAGAGGCGCAGCACAAGCGCGTATCGCTTAGCTTGTTTGAAGAGTTCGCCCTACAGACCATTGAGGTCAATCTGGGCCTAAAGAGTAAGGCGGTGTGGCCCCTGTGAAAGAACAGCACCGTAAGCAAACTACTACTTGGTTTGACGGCAATCAGGAGCACGAGTGGTGCATTGATTGTGTAGAGCTGTGGCCCTGTGAGGCCATGGAAGGAAGATCGGAGGACGTATGAGGCTTGTTAGGAAAACGAATACCCGCATGTGTGCAATGCCAAACTGTGGGAAGATTGCACATGACGCCTCAGGGCTCTGGCATATCGTCAAGGGTGTAGGTCTGGCCTTTCCCTTCGGTTGGGCGCACAAGGTGAAGCTGGACCGCTGGATCAACGAGGACTGGCTGATGTTCAGCTATGAGTTCTCGTGGGTCATATGTGGCGAGCACTACAATGACAGCCTGTACCATGACAAGCAGAACATTCATATGATCGACGTTGACTCGTTCTGGGATTTTGTGAGAGGCAGGCCATGAGCGACTACTATGACGAACCTATCTGTGATTTCCCTTGTTCCGTGTGCAACCCTGAATACTTTGACGAGGATGGGGACGAGCTATCACCAGCAGAAATCAAGCGTATGTTGGGGGATGAGTGAGTATTCTCATACCCCGTAACGGGGAGCACGGCTTCGCCGGGGCTGTATTCCGGCAGGAGAACCTCGGGCACGGAGAGACGATCACAGGCTGGCGGTGGGTGTGCAGATGTGGGCACACCTCGGACGGCTTTTACCTGAACCGCGACTTTGCGGTTGAGGGTTGGAAACTACACGCAGGAATTGAGGAATGATATGGCAAAGAAAAAGGCACTTGTAGACTCCGCTAAGGAGCGGCTGTACGCCCGGGACCATGAAGAGCCGGAGCTGTCGCAGTCGGCCGAAGAGGGCGTGTTCCACGCACCGGAGGAAGTAGACGGCGAGTACTTCTGCCGCTGGGACGAAGAGGACTGGCCCTGTAGCTGGGTAGTTGACACAGAGGCCAAGCGCGTGGCAGCATTGGAGGCAGCAAATGAACAGTGACGACTGGCTTATGGTTCGCATGTTCGGCTACGGCGTTCTGTTTGGTTTTGCTGTGTTCAGCATCATCAACATGCTGGTGACTCATGGCTAGTCACACGCTGTACTGCGACCACTACGGGGTTGACGTTCCGCAGCTTGCCGAGATAATCTGCAACGTGTGCGGGGAGTCCTACCCCTGCCCAACTCGCCAAAAGTACAACGAAGAAATGCTGCGTCGTTTCTTGGAAAAACGTAAGCAACCTGTTAGAATTGAGCATGGGCGGCACTCAACCGAGGGTCCGCGAGACTGGAAGAGTTAGGGGTAGTACATGGAATTTGGAGAGTACGTCAACCTTGGGCTCACCGTAGCCGGTGGGGTTGTCATTGGACTTATAGTGTCGTACGCTGTGTTTGCAGCAGCCGCGTGGGTGCAGGATTGGTGGAAAGATCGGTGAGCGAAGAAATCTGTCAAGACATATTTTGCAGCGAGTGTGACGGCTGCTACTGCGGAGGGTGTGAGTGCGAATGACCCTTACAAAAGCGCAACGTAAGAAACTGTGGGCAGAGCACACAATGGTGAGGGCCGGGGGCGGTATCAGCGCGAGCCTCGTGTGCAAGCATGATCGTCTGCTCTGGCCCTGCCCAACAGTGAAAGTGCTCTACAAGATTCAAGATCAAGAACGGAGGGCTGACTATGCTAAAGCCAAAAATACAGGCGCCTAAAAGGTTCTATTGGTCGCTATGGCTGCGCAAGTGCGCTTTTAGGGGCCACTACTGGCAAACGTCTTGGGCTGGCATGACGACTGACGAGTTCACATCTGCGCACCGGACTTGCGTCGATTGCGGTGCTGCGATAGAGTTCTTTGTATTGGAGTTCCGCTCATGAGGCCGCGCATACGGAACTGGTTTTACTGTCTATGGAACGGGCACCAGTACCGCAAGGTGGACACGTGGGGCGGCTGGTATAAATGGCAGTGCCGCGTATGTGGTGCAGTAGATCGGAGGTTGTAAGATGAAACAGATTAGAGTGAATGAGCGCATGGTCAAGAGGGTGCGCGAAGCTAGGTACCAGCAGGACCGAAAGGACGCGTGCCTGATCTGTCGGCAGCGTTACGAGTACTGTCCGCATAGCTGGTACGAGGTCCAGAAGGTCTGCGAGGCTGTGCGTGCACACGACGGTAAGGACGTTGTGATCTGGTGGGACCTATGAGGTGTTTCTTTGGAATCCACAACTGGGCCATGTATAAGTGGGGCCGTTATAAATGCACGCGCTGCCGGAGGGACTTGCTGTGATGGAATTGGTTTTGCAGTTTACGATTTTTGTGGCGGCTTGGACGTACAGCGCGTTGTTATCGAATTGGTTTTTGAGGCGAAGTTTGTACTAGGAAAAATCTAGTGTGTTACTCAGACACTTACTTTCGCCGGCGTTCCGGGCATACCCTATCATATAAAATTGGTTTTTGTCAACCCCGTAATTTTTTGCGCCCCGGCTTGACATTGGTTGATCTCTCTGCTATGGGCCGGCGTCCCACGCCCTTATCACATACATTCAAATAGTGCAAGTAAGCCTTATTTAGAACACCCGTGCCACAACAAAAAACCCCCCTGCCATAGGCAAGGGGGTTTATTTGTGTGTGCTCACACATGCACCGTTATTTAGCACATGTGAGTTAGTAGCGTTCAAGGCTTGACTTGTGAGCTTTCCCGCGCGCGTAGCTTTCTTGTGTGGTACGCAGTTCTCCACTACCTTGTGTGCCTGCCACCCATGCCACCCACTTACTCACATCTTGCTCAATGGCCTTGTGTCGCGTCCTACGGGCCGAATATGTGCCCTTGGTACCTGTGTAGCCGATAGCCCTTTTGAGGCGCTTAGAGCCGCTCACAGCGCTGCACCCAGCCACATGGCACACACCACAGATACAGCCGATAGGGACAACAGGCAAACAAGCACTGTAAGGCGCGTGGCCACGTCTAGCGGGTGCATGGTGCGGGACAGTGCCGCTATGCCCAGCGGTCGGCCAGTGTAGGCGTGGCAGTACACACAACCACTCACTATCTCGCCGGTCTCTATATCAGCCGCATATCCATGGCCGCGCTTTGCGCAACGCTTTTGTGCTTTGGTCAACATCGTGTTACCGCGCTTTCTGTATTGAGAGGATTCGTTCTACAAAGTTCGTATTCTCAAACTTGCGTACTTTGACACTCAAAGCTTTGTGTGCTTTGAGCATGGAGGGTAGTGCAGTAGGCACACCCCGCAGATAATAAGCCTGCCCATCTATGCCCCACATAATCCATACGCCGGGCATGTTGGCAGAACGCTTGACCTCAGTAGTAGTAACCGTGGCCTCTAGCCTGTACGGCTCTAGTAGCCGGGTCACGGCATTTCCGTAATGGTCTGTGTAGCACCCCGGTAGTAGAGCTTATGCGCCAGTACGGGCCTTATCTCCCGGCTGTGCTGTTGGAAACCTCCGGGAACACCGACAAGGTTGGCCTGCCACTCAGCGGCCCGCTGTATGTCGTCCCATGTTGTGGCGTTGTCTGCCCTCAGGAACGTTGTAAGCCGTCGCCTGCCCTGTTTGTGAGCTATCTCTATCTTGACTCTGGGACCGCTGTTTTTCACTTTTCTCTCCCTTGAAATATTCACTTTTCAGTGAGTGATTATGTAGATCGTAATGTGTTGTCCTAGTAAGCCATATCCTTCAAAAAGTTAACTTTCTTAGGAATACGGCTTACTAGGACTTCACATTCTTACAATGCAATGTGACCGTAAAAGCCACATCACTAAAACAACCCCTAGATTACAGGGAAGTCATATTGCTAAAGGTTCAACTTTCGTTGGAGGATGACCGTAAATCCGTTTTTCAAAAATCGGCCCCGTCTCCCT